TGGGTTTAGTTTGTCAGCTAGCTTTTTAGTTATATCAGTAGCGCTAGCCCACAATCCATCCCATATGCCAGACCAATCTATTTCTGTAAAGAATGTCGATATGCCTGTCCACATAGTGTCGAATGCACCTGAAATCTCAGGCCAAAGTAGGATATCTCCTATCTTTGTGAACCCCTCTATCCATTTTATCTCAGAGAACCAAGTCTTCAAACTCTCCCACATCTCGTCGAATACAGGTTTGATCTTAGGCCACAGTGTGTAAATAGCTAATCCAATACCTGCTAATGCGATACCGATCCAACCTACTGGGCCAGCCAAAATTGCTGCACCAGTTGAAGCAAGCCACCCAAGTGCTGGGGCCAAAGTTAACATTAGTGCAGCTTTGAGACCTGTGAATGCAGCAGCTATTCCAGATACTATCAGACCAGATCCAGGAGCACCGAACATGGCCCACATCATGAGACCATCAGTGCCGTACTCTGCAAAAGCGTTAGTAGCTGTTTCTTTTATCTTATCGAAAGAAAGATCTTGTGTGAACTTGTCCCACTTCTCTTTAACTCCGTCTAATCCACCTGCAGCAGTTGTACCTGCAACAGCAAGTCCTGCCAAACCTAAAGCACCAGCACCGAACAGTTTAGCGTTCTTGCCTGTAAGCTTAGTTTTAAATGCAGTCCAAGATCCTAACACAGCTCCAGCTTTGCCTGTTTTACCGAACAACATTAAATTGGAGAGAGATCTAGCTTGCAAGTTAAGCTTCAAGCTTGCAGAAGTAGCCCTAACAGAGGCAGCGAAACTCGCTAGCTTAGCTCTAAGACCACCAATACCTTTCTTGCCGAAAGTTGCAAGGGCCATAGCACCTCTGCCAAGACCAGTCGCCATAGATGTTGCAGTGAGCTTCACCGAGGCTGCGACAGCAGCAATATTGGCTTTTATACCAGTAGCACCTGTGAACCCGAAAGTAGCTTTATGCATAGCACCTTTGGCACCTTTAGCGATTACTGTGGATACTCCCACAACAGACTTCCTAGCTTGTCCTGCAAATCCTGCTACTTTAGCAGATAAGGTGTCTTTAGAACCTCTGCCGAATAAAGCTCGAGAGAATGCTCCACGACCTTGCATATTGCCTTGTAACTTGACCATCTCTGATCTAGCGTTTGCGGCTTGGTGTTGCATAATCGCAGTACGTAGAGTAGCGTTCTTTTTGATCTGACTCCGCTCGAATAAGCTGTAACCTTGTAGTGCAGCCTTTCTTTCAGCTGCTGTCTTAGCAGCTCGATACTTCACACCTTGATCAAGAAGCTTTGCTTTCTTATCCAGCTTGGCTGCTTCTCCACCAGCTCTGCGATCACCGCCTTCAGTTCCGTACATTATCTTATTCAGTAAGCCCTGCTTACCTGAAATAGTTTTTGTAGAGTTCCTGAAGGTGTCAAACATGCCATTGATAGAGTTCTTGAACTGAGTAACCTTAGCAATAGCAAAAGCAGTAACAAATGCTGCCCCTAGAGTTCCGGCAATACCGACTACTAGTTTCATCTTAATGCTCAGATCATCCCAAGATTTTAGCATTTCATCTAGTTTCGCAGGATCAAACATACTGTCAGTGTCATCAGTGTCGAAACCGTGCACATCGCTCAAAGAAGCGTTGATCTCAGTTACAGTATCTTTAGTAGAACCTGTAACCTTGTTGTACATCTTTGTGAACCAGTCAGTGATCGAAGTATAAATACTGATCGTAGTAGCAACCACGGCATTAGCCATCGTTCCAAACCACGTCATAATCTCGTTCACCATATCTGGAACAACAGAGTTGCCTACCAGATATATGTACATATCATTGAACCATTTCTTGACAGAGTCTATTCCAGAGCTTAGATCACCCCACATGTCAGACCAATTTATATTAGAAATATAATTGACGGCCTTATCAACAGGGCCAGCGATTAAGTCGTAGAAATCTAAAGCAAAATCGTAAACAGCACCAGACTCTGTAATGAAACTTGTCCATAAGGCAGACCAATCAAGTGAAACAAGCTTGTTGTACGCTTTCTCCACAGGAGCAGCGATAAGGTCATACCCATCTTTGACGACATCAAATGCTTTATCAGCCGCAGCAGATATTTTCTCGTAAGGTGTTAACCAATCAAGAGTACCTAAATAGGCATAAGCTTTTTCCACACCACCAGCTATTGCGTCGTATCCTTGTTTGGCCACATCCCACACTTTAGCAGCTGCAGCAGATATTTTCTCGTAAGGTGTTAACCAATCGAGTCCCTCTAAGTAGGTATAAGCGGTTTCCACACCACTAGCTATTGCATCATACCCTTGTTTGGCCACATCCCATACTTTAGCAGCCGCAGTAGATATTTTCTCGTAAGGTGTTAACCAATCGAGTCCCTCTAAATATTCATGAGCTTTTTTGATAGGTTCTTTTATGGCATCTCTTGTAGCTTCAGCTATCGCTAAGGCAGACGCTAAAGAAGCATCCCAAGCAGCTGATACTGGGTCAAAAACACTTCCCAGCTTGATCCCTGCCCAGTTCAGTATTTTGTAGATAAAGTTCTCGAATGCTAACGACATGAAGCCGACAGATGTCATGAATCTCCCTTCAAATGCCTCGAACTGGTCTAGGAGAACTGTTAAGCCGTAGCCTGCTCCTACCAATCCCATAAACAAGGGGTTAGTTATCATAACTCGTGTCAAGTTAGCCATCGCTATAGTGATAGCTCTTATAGCTTTAACAGACAGTACTGCAAGGAATCCTGTAGCTGCAGCAGTGGCCGCTACCATAACCTTCTTGATTGTTCTCCAACCTTCACCGTTCTCTAGTACGCTTTTCGCCATATCTTTCAAAGGCTTGATAATCAACTGGGTGATAGTCATCTCAACTTCTATTATTGAGTTCCTGACCCGACTAAACAGAATAGACATATTGTCTGCAACTTTCTTCCAAGCTTCGTCCACAGTTCCTGCGGATGTTGCCATATCACCTTGCACTTTCTTTAGCTTATCTAGGTTGTCTAGAAGAACTGAGATAGAACCGATAGCTTCTTTAGAATCGAACAGTTTGCCGAGCTTGTCGGCCATCGTTCCTGCTGAAGTATCTCTTTCTATTGCTAGTTGTAGATTTTCTAATACACCTACGAATCCATCGGCTTGAATTGCAGTAGTTCCCCACTCTAGTCCTAACCGTTTTGCTTCTTTGCGAGCTGCTGGAGTAACCTTGACCAAGTTGCTCATGATTGCGCTTAAGCCTGTTGTGGCTTGGTTGGTCGCGATACCACCTGCTGTGATCACTGCCATAGATGCAGCGTAATCGTCCATAGAACCGCCAGCGGTCTTGACGATGGGAGCTACCATGCCGAATGTTCTGCCCAGCTCCTCTACTGTTGTCTTACCAAACTTAACAGCCAAGAACAACTTATCTGTCACTTCCGACGCTTTCATTCCGGAGTCTTTCCAGACATTCAGTCCAGAAGTAACTACGTCAATAGCGCCAGCAAGTTCGGTATTACCAGCCGCAGCTAACTTAGCAGCAGCATTCAGTTGTTCCACCGCAGCAGTTCCACTAGAAGCTCCTGCAGATATAATGTCGTAATAGCCTTTAGTGGTTTCTTGTATATTCGAACCGTATAACTTGGCTGTTCTGAAAACAGATTTCTCTACCTTTTTAAGATCTTTCACACCTAGTGTGGCAATCTGTTTCAGGCCATCCTCTAGAGTAGAGAACTGTTTCAGCAAATCTGATCCGTAAGTTCCTGCAGCCAAGGCAGCAAATGCTGCTCCTAGTCCGCTTACCAACTTTGTAGTTGTAGACAGCTTAGTGTCTAACTTCTTGAGATCTCTTCCAGCAGAAGTCGTTGTCTTCTTGAACTGTCCCGAAGAACTTCTGAGTCTGGTATTCATCTTGTCTAGATTACCGTTGACTCTCTTCATACTCTGTTCGAGCTTGCCTGTATTTGCTTTGAGCTCTACTGTACTAGTGTAATCAGCCATCATATGCTCCTTTAATTCTTATTATTGTGTGCGTAATTGGTCTATTGGATTGTGGTGTGCCCCACTAGGATTGCCGTCTTCATCGAACAACCCTGTTTCGATCAATTGTTTCTTCAAATGATCAGGAGTATTATCCCAATCCACTGCCGAGTTACCGCCACGATTCTTCTTTTTCTTAGGATCGTCATATGATAACTGAGGGTAAATATCATCAGGACTAAGGTTTATCTCGTCCTTGCTACCTAGTGCTCCTGCTACTTGACTCACCAGAGTGATTATCTCTGTAGCAGACCTGATGTATTGGGCTTCCTGCCCTATTCCGAATGTAGCGTAGTAGTTTTGATATACTTCGTACTCTCGTAATGTTAATTCTTCTTTCAATCGAGACATCGGTATGCCCAGTTCCAAAGACAAGGCTACTTCGAATCTCTCAGCAGGTGTCAGTGTTACTAGGCCAGACATCTTATTCTTCTTCTTCTTCAGCAGAGCCAGTCAGACCTGTTAAGTCTAAGATTGCTTCTGAAACCTTGTTCAGATCAGTTACTGACATCTCGAGGATGTTGTTCATGTCATTCTGTACGAAGAACTTCTTACCTTCTTCATTGATGACACCTTCAATAATGACAGTCGCTGCCATCTGCAGCTCCTTGCCTTCTCCCACGCTGCGCATGCGGTCAATCGCACCAGCGGAGAGTTCACGAATATGCACTGTACCACCCCAGTTCTCAACTTCAACAGTTTTGGTTTTTAGGGAGTAAGATTTAAATAGTTCAGACTTGTTCATTTTAGTTTTACCTTTATTTATATATATGTAAATTATTTTATTTTAAATTATGGCCCCCTCTCCGTAGTAGAGAGAGGGCACAGATCTAACATGTAACCTTAGAGGTTATATATTATACGCCTCCAGCGAAGGACAACGCACCATCTACAATCATAGTAGAAGAAGCTTTTGCAACATCGTCGAAAGAAGTATCGATACCGAATGAGCTCAAGAACCCATCGAATACAACATATTCAGAATCAGTACCAGTAGCATCGCTCTTCCACTTGATACCGAAAGAACAAGAAGTTCCGTTGGTAGCAGCTTCGCGCATTGCTAGATGAACTGTGTTACGTGGAGCCCAGTACAACTGTGCGTCCAACTGACCAGCGTCTAGCTGACCACGTAGCTTACCTTTAAAGGTCTCACCGAAAGTTGGGGTATCGATAACAGTAGCTTCGTTGGACAGACTGCCAACTTCCATTACGTTAGGGATCAACAGAGTACCACCAGTACCTGCAGCGTAAGCAGTGTCTTCAGTGATAGTAACAGTAACACCACCAACTGTGTCTTCAACAACTAGAGAAGCATCTCCAGCAGAAGCTAACAAAGTAGCGTCGAAAGAACCAGTAGTAACAGAACCACCAGTGATATCAGCGTTAGCGTCTAAAGCAGTCTTAATGTTTCCAGCAATAGTAGCTTGAGTAGCTCCACCAGCTACAGTAACAGCGAAACTGTCAACAGCACCAGTGGCAGCGTTAGTGTAACGCAAAACCAAAGTACCAGCAACAGCTGTAGTTACGGCAGTAGAAACGGTGAATACCTTAGCAGTAGCACCAGTACCAGCTACAGAGAACCAAGTCTTAGGGTCGCTCTTTTCGCCAGTAGTTAACACGCTTGGACGGAAGTATAGTTCCGTGAAGCTTGTTACGAATTTGTTAGATAGATTAGCCATTTTTGGCCTCCTTATAATTTAAAATTTTTTATTATTCGTAGTAGTCGTAGTCAAAATCTATGACATACTTTAAATATCCATTTTCATCGTCGGACTGTTGTCTTAACTGTCCTACTTGTGTGTAAAGATTGCCCAGATTTCCTGTTGAGTCATCACCATTTTGAAAGCCCATTATACTATCTATATAATCTGCGATCTCTCGTATAACCTTGGTGCCAGCACCACGCTCTACGTATAGTGAGAATCTTATGAATCCAGATGTCTTCCTCATCCCTCGGTTGAAAGCTCTCTCTCGAGAACCTCCATCCACTACTCCAAGGACAACCCAAGGGGTGCCATTGTTTGATAAAGACTTAGTGGGCTGGATGATATCACGCCCTTCAACAAATGCTACTGCTCCGTGAGCTTTCGCATTCTGAGAAGAGTAAGAGTTAAAGAACCGTGTCTCAGCAATCTGTCGTACAGCTTCAAAACTCATATTATTATCTCCTTGATCTTACAGTGGCCAGTGCTACCTTTGAGATACCATCTGGCGCTTGTTTAGATTTACCCTCTTCGAGAAGTCCTATGTAGTGCAGACCATTACTGATGTACACGGTAGGAAATCCCCTTACGTCTAAATTGTAGTCGGGTTGAGCAGGTTGAGTACTAGAACTAGTAGAGTATTCCGGATTATCAGCAGTGATGTGCCAATTGCTCCTAGCTCTGCCAGTGTCTACAGGAGTAAGCTTCACAATCTCTCCAAACAAGTCAAAGGCAATCGCTTTGTATTCTAGCTCGGACACATTGTTCAACTCTTCTGTTAGTACTTTGCCTAGATTTTTTATGTCAATCTTTTTAGCCATTACTTCCTCCCTACCGTTATCTCCCATAAGCTATCTAGAGGTGATAATTTTATACCTGACACATGCCAGTTATGTCCTTTGATAACATAGATCTGATCCATGTTGGGTTCAAAAGAAATATTCTGAGGCAATATCATTATCTCGGCAGTTACGCTGTACCTGTTGTCTTCCTGAGAGTTGTGATCTGAATTGAGGAAAACAACGTTGAAGCTATGTAAAGTAGGTGCAGACGCATCGTACGTTCCTGTGATAGGATCGTAGACATTACTATTTTTGATAATGGTTTCAGAGTAGGTGGCTGGAGTATATAGCCCTTGTGCGGTTAGTGTCCTGTCGACTTTGACAAGAGTAGCTGGTATATTAATAGCCATACTACCTCCTTGTTAAGCTGACGGACTGTACCTGTTTAACAGATGAGTCTGATTCTTTCACAGACTTCAAGAAATCACTCACGATATGATAAACCTGATGAGGCATATCAGATGCGTATTCTGGATTCTCGTTCAATTGAATAGACAAACCCCCCAGTGATAGGCTGGACAGTTGGTCATCGTATTGACTAGCTGTTGTCAGACCAGAGGCTTCACGCTCAATGAGGTAAAGAGCTAGTTCTGACGTGGCATCCTTGAGGAATTCAGGGATCAGAGTGCTGTCTAAATACTGAGTGAAGAGAGTGAGATTTTCATCCCTCTCTCTATTACGTCGACGTGACGTCCCAGTAGATACCAAGTTAATAGTGTTCCTAGTCGGAACATACTTTCTTGGCCAAGACAACTTCTGAGTAGAACTCTCAGGAGTCCCAATCCACACTTGTCGATTAAGGATATCCGTTGCCCAGTAAAGGGCAGACGTACGGGTGTCAAGATCTGCAGTCAAAAATGCAGAGTTACCTAGACGACGAGAATGATAAAGATCTGCCTCATCTAGAGAGCAAAAGCTATTATAGCTGTTGAACTCTCCACTTACTAGTTCGTCTGCATAAGTAATGATGGCAGGTATTGTTAATGATTGTGTCATTTTAACACCCTCCTAAGTATGATTAGATCTGGCCGCGATAAATACCTAACTCAGAGAAGTTAGCCAAACCACAGTACCACTTAACGCGAGTAATATCAGCGTCAGCATCTTCACGAGCACCAAGCTTAGCAACTTGGATACCAGAAGAGTTCTGGGCAGTAAGACCACAGATACCGTGAGAGAAAGAACCGTCATCTACAGTACCAACGAATACGTGGGCAGCAGAAGAACCAGCGCCAGCGTTACCACCAGCCACAGAAGCTTGCTCAGCCAAAGTAGACTGTACGAAGTCGTTGCGGTAAATTGGAACACCACGGTAAGATTGAACCTTCATAACACCACCAGAAGAATCTTTAACTTCCATAACGTCATCGAAACCAGCAGCGTTAGACAAACGTAGAGCTTGGCTGTACTTACGTACGCCAGCAGAGTTCATCATCATGTAGTCAACCATGCCATCTTTGTCGTGGATCAAGTCGATGTATTCGTCCAGACGAGCTAGAACAGCGTCGCCAGCACCAGCAGCAGTCATATCGATAGCAGCAGAAGTGTCAGTACGACCAGCGTTAGTCACGAAACGATCAAGACCGTCGAAACCTAATGGGCCGTTAACTAGACGCAAGGCAGCGTTGAACAAAGCAACACCAGCAGCAGTCAAAGTGATAGCGTCAGCAGTAGGAGTACCAGAAGCGAATGGGCCAGAGAATACTTGGGCATTCATGATAACGTTTACCATACCAGTGTTGGTAGCGGCAGCTGCAGACATATCAGCAACTAAGTTAGCAACTGTGAACAGCTTGCCCTTAGTACCAGAACCGTTGATGTCGTAAGAAGCAACAACACTAGAAGCACTAGAAAGAACAGCGCCTTGGATTACAGTGTTGTAGAAATCAGCTGCAGTAGTAGCAGAAGAAACAGTCAAAGCTGGAGTTCCAGACAGAGCCATAGAGTTAACAACTCCACGTGTAGCAGAACCTTCCTGACCGTTGATCATCAGATCCATAAACTTACGGCCAACGCCTTTAGCTTTAGCAGCAACTTGTACAGCAGTAGCATCGTTGTAGTCAGAACCAACAGCTTGAATCAAACCATTAACCTGTGCATCACCAATGATGGTGGTCAGCTCAGTAGAGTGGCGAGTGAAAGTCTGTTGATCTTTGTTGATACCAGAAACGCCAGTACGCAATACGCTTACTAGGTCTTGTTGGTCTTTGTCAACAGCTTCACGGTTGTATGCCAAAGCGTTACCTTGGATACCTTTAAATGGAAGGTGCTGATAGAACTGGTTCACAGTAACGATAGAATCGATAATACCTTTAACCAGCATGTCGTTTGTTAGGTCACGTTGTGTGCCTAGAGTTAATCCTGAAATGGCCATTATAGCCTCCTTTTAGATTTGTTTGTAACCCCTTTTGGGGCAGTTTCTTATTATAAAATGAAAGTTGTCCTCAATTGGACATAGAATTAGTATCTCCCAGACACTATTAACGCAAAGTCCTAAGCCCTGCTAGTATGCTGTCGATGGCATTGCCATCTTGGCGATTAGGGGCAGGAGTTTCTGACGGTTGACCTGCGCCAGCCCCTGTTGAGCGATTGAAAAGGTGTGGTGCAGATTCACTTAGTCCGTCTAACCATTCTCCAACGGAAAGCGGAGTGATCGCATCTTCACTGTACATTTTCAAACCGTCTCTGTCAAAAGCGACAGGGCGACCATCTTCAACCTTGAAAGTTGCGCGACCTCTAGTCAGAACGTCTTCCACAGCTGATGCTGCTACTCCACGGTCTGCTGCTAGAGATGCTAACTCTCTGTCAATCACTAGAGAGCTAAATTGGCTCTCATAGTTAGAGAGTTGGCCCTGAAGATCATTCACTTTGCTATCGTGATCTCCTCTAATAGTGCCTAACTCTTTGTCTTTAGCTTGCAACACTTCCTCAACTCGACGTTGAATCAATGTCTCAACATCGCCTTTCTCGATAAGCTCTTGCTCATCAATTCTGCGCTGCTGTTCAGCCAATTCCGATTCTCTCTCTTGGAACTCTTTCCACTTATCCAGATCAACACCAGAGAACTTATTCTGTAGCTCTTGCATGCTGTTGTTGTATTCTTCAACTTGCTTACGCAAATCGATGTTGTTCTCACGGAACTCGTCTAGCTTACCTTTCTCTGTCATACCTTCAACAGCGATAGTGTAAACACCAGAATCGTTTTCTGTGTACAAGGACTCTAGTCCTTCTGGAATTTCTGAAACATCATTATATGTATATTTAATTGCCATGTTAGTGGTCTCCTATATTTCCCCGAAATAAGGGTATTTTTTAATGAAAGAAATAGTCGAGTTTTTCGAAGTCACGGAAATCGTAATCTCCAAGCTCTCGTATATCTTTCTTGTCAATGTTCTCTACTACCCAAATTCGTCCATCAATTTCTTGTGTGGATTGTCCTTTGGAAAGAACCGTCTTCTTAGTCACTTTGATCTTCCGACCAAATTCGTCTCTTGCAAACTTCTTCATCACTACGCCTTGCGACTTAAAGTGATTGTAGAGTTTCTCAAGAATATTTTCCTTCTTGTACATATCTACGAAAGCTTGTTTAGTAGCTTTCTTCATTAGAGACATATTGCCAGCGTGTGCCCCGAAACTATCGTGAATCATGCTGAAGTCTTTCACACCGTATTTAGCCATTGCATTTACTACGAGAGACTTATGCTCTGCATCAAATGCGTGGATGATGTTAGGTGCGAATGCTCGTTCTTGTTTAGACCAGTCAGGTAGATCTGTCTCGACTCGAACTTCTACATTTATCTTACCACCAAGACCGTCGTCAAGCTCAACCTGTCTAGTTTGAGTCTTTAAGTACGACTGACGGAATGGGTTTCCTATGTTAAATGTCTTTAGATCTATGTCTACTTTGCCTGACAAAGTGTGAGCTTCTGCCAACTGGTTGAGTACTGTTCTTGTCCTGAACCCTTCAGGGAACTCGTTCTCAGATGCTTCAAGTATGAGCCTTCCTATTCTTAACTTCTCTCCAGCAGTTGCGTTGTCGAATATTAATTCTCCGTTCACAGCTGTACCTTTGAGTGCTTCAAAATAGGATTCTCCTAGTGTTGATGGGCCAGCGTTATACTGACTAGTCATCAAGCCTTTCTTCACAGACTTACGTCTCTTGCTATGGGACATTCCTCCGAACACGTACTTCTGGACAATTGGATCATCCTTGTACTTGGTCTGAGCTAGTGCCTCCACAGCGTCTCTCGTTTTGATATAAGCATCAGCCACACCATTACGGACAGTCATATTTACTGCTGCTGCAGTAGACTTGTCTCGAGAGATAGCAGCAATGTGCTGTAATACGTTTGTTGTACCATCTATTTGTATAGGGATCCTGCTCTGGAATTTCTTAATGTTCTTTCCAGATCTCACCCACTTAATCATCTCAGCCCTTTCTTGGATCATAGCTAAGAACTGAACTGCTCCTTCTCCTGATGGGTCAGCAGCTACAGCTAGTTTCTTAACTTCTTCTAATACGTCCATGATGCCGCCTTCACCTTTTGGAATATTGTATTTAACATTGATTCCTCTAAGATTCTTGAACACACCTGTCTCAATCCAATTGGTCTTAGTTCTCCACCAGTCATTCCCGAATGGGTCAGCTGCGGTCTTGAGTATTAATTCTTCGTCCATTAAATCCCAGAGTTTGTTCCTCTCCCTGAGAGGTATCTTATCAAACCCTGCAAGGTTCATGAACGCTTGCTTGTAATGGTCTAGTCCATCCTTACCCAACTCAACTGCGTTATCAAAGAGCATCAGACCTCGGTTGAAGTCGTCTCCTTGCCATTGCAGTGCTGTTGCGTTCGAATAGGTACGACCGTACTTATCATTACTCATACCATTGTAGAACTTCTGATCTCTCAAACCTCTGGCAGTTACCATAGCTCTATTGAAGCTATCATATTTGCTTCGACTAATTACGTCTGTCTTCAGTTTGGGAGCTGATGGTATAAAGTCATCTCCATTGCTCCGGAGTTTGGTCAACACATTATATATGTAACCGTTAACTCGGATTGCTGTTCCTGCTTCTGTATCTAAGTTATCAAGTGATGCCTTAGATCTTCCGTCACGGTATTGAAGTTCTACCCATTCCTTCTTGGAACCACGGATAGCAGCTTCTCCAGTATCTTCATAGATACCATTGAGCAGTGTGCCTCTGCCGTACTTCGGAGCTTCGAATCTAGGTAAGCCATCTACGTCGTAGTTCTTCTTGTTTGCAAGTAACAGTCTCTCCCATTTAGGGTTGTCAGCTTTCAGAGTCCAAGAGGTAACTTCTTTAAATTGGAAGTCAGACTTCACTCTCTGTACAGACTTGAGTCTCTTGACGTTTCCAGTTTTGACTAGCGAGTTCATCAGGTAGTGACCTATCCGAATCGCATCATCTTCATCTGCGTCTAGTACTTTGTGGAACTTATAGTAGTATCGCTCTCCTAAGCTCTTCACAGCTTGGATGTACATTGCCCCTTTCTGAGTAGACGCCAACGCAACTTCGTTGGTAAGTCGTGCTAACTCTAAAGGGTCATCTTTTCTTAGCAAGTTCGCTTCTTTGTAAAAAGGAGACGATGGCTTGCGGTAATCGTTGTCAATGCTCTGCACTATGTTATCGTTAGTGGCTCGCAGGATAGGGCCATCAGACTGGCGTTCCCAATCGTCTGCAACCTTACGCCTAGTTTCTCTGACATCGATTTTTCTTGTTATTTCTTTCTCTCTTCTAAGCAACCTGCTGAATGCGCTCCCACCACCAAGTTCCTTCTCGGCTCTGCTAGCTATCCTTGCTCTTTCTGCAGCTCTCTTCACTGCATTCATATCGTACAGTTTGTCGATCTTAGAAGCAACAAAGGACAGGTTCACTGGCCCAGCAGGGTCTTGTAGAAAGTTGTCTAGCTGCTTGCGTATATAGAGATCAGGTATCTCAGTATCAGGTACATTGATCCTTCCTTTCATATACTGTCGGGCATCTTGGTACATTTGGGCATCTTGGAGGTGTTGTCCTAGCTCGTCTCTGAGTTCTGGAGGTAATCCTCTGCCTGACCATATGCGGTCTTTGTACTTAGCAAACATAGAGTTGTTTAGTATCGCGTCGGTGAGTACTACCTTATCTCCTGGATTAGTCCTAGAGATTATAAATTGTACTTCTTTCGACTGAGTTCTCTTGCCGAGCTTCGTGATACTCCAAGGTCTCATTCTCACTCCGTCCTGTAGTAGGCCGAAGTAGAGAGATAGAGTGTCTTGGGCGTTGAACCCTAAGTCTACATTGAGTGCAGTAGCTGTGTCTCCTTTGAAGGATCTCAGCTTTCTCTTCCCAATAGTAGCTATACGCTTCTTATACTTATTCGCTTCAGCCAAAGATGGAGCTTTCTCAAGCATTCCTTTCCTATCTTTAACTATAGAAGATCTAGCAGAATTCTTTGCAGTCTCAGAGACTAACGCATAACGCTTCAGCTTCTCAACACTGTTAGTGTTCCGAGCTTCTGCGCGCACAAGTCTGCTGAAATAAGAATTCACAGAGTTCTTCAAAGAGTTGTTCATATAGCCTACGAACTCTCCATCAATGTAAGAGAAGTTCTTACTTCTGGCCACGGTGAGCAAAGATTCTATCATAGGCAAACTGCGTCGAGTTCCTACTATATCTTTAGACTCTTCAAACATCTCCAACAGAACCTCTCGGTTAGCTGAACTTATCTTAGCGTCTTTAGAAATCTTACTTATGATCTCGTCATAAACTATGCTCTCCATCTCGGCCAGCTTGGCAGTTGACCTTGTTGTAAGATCTCCCTTGCGTAGTCCTTCAATCCTCTCGAATCTCTTGGCTGTGTGGTTGTAAAAAGCTAATCTCTTTCCTTTGTTTCCTAAGAAATCCTTGAAATCTTTAGGAGCGTAGTCGTTGGAATACTCGAACTCACTAGCGTCGGCATTCTTCAGTATGTAACCTAACATATCCCTGTCAGATTTAGATACAGTCTTGCCTGTTTGTAGTCGTCCTTCTAGAGTAAGGAACTTACCTTTCTCAATTTGTTCAACTCTCTTCTTTGCTACTTTAGAAGCTCCAGTGTTAGCTTTAAACTTATCTGTTGATTTCAATTGTAGTACTGTGTCAGGAACTAGGTCTTGCTTAGCATATAGGTTGGCAACTTCTTCAGGAGTTCTGGCTCTACCTTTCTGAGTGACGAATCTCCCCATTGCTACCTTGCCAGCTTCCCATAGGGCTACTGCTTTATCGCTACCTAGTACTTGCTTTCGCACTTTACTGTCTTGAGACTTCAGCCACTCGTCAGCATCCCTATACGTACAGGGGCTGTGACAAACTTTAGGGCCGAGGACTTTACCGACAGTCTTTCGTTTATCCTTTGGTATCTTCTCCCATTTCTTAGGTGCAGCTACCTTCAGTTCAGCGCTAGTCTTCATCAACGGTAGCATAGTCGATCTACAGTTGAAGTGAAGAGGAGGCTGTCTGAATTCGTGGCCACCTTCAATGTTTCTATAGCCACCTTCCTCAAATACCCACTGGTCTCCAGAGTAAGCTCTGCATATGTCAGTAGTGTTTGAGTCTAAGTGTGCCAAGAACTGAACACCTTTGATGACATCTGAGTTTGCTAAGTAGGTCTCTTCCCGAGTCCTGTTAGCGACAGATGAAATTGAGGTACGAGCTAAAGTGTTAGCGTGATTCCTCGAGATATTCATTATACCATCTTTATACTTATTAGCAGCAGTTCCTCTTATGCGTCCAGAGAGGGTTTCTATGTCCTCATTGTTTTGCCAAGACATTCGTACAGCATCTTTGAACTTTTCCTGTACACGCTTGCTCTGGCGCTTCCAAACCTCAGATTGGGGAACACCTTCTACTATTAAGTTGTCTGCGATAGAGCTTATCTTCTTAGGAGATACAGTCTCGCTCGCTATCTTTATTCTACCAGTTCCGGTTACGGCTTTATTCAAAGAGCCTACCGCAAACTGGGTTTCTAAATCTCCTACAGATATCAGTCCATCTCGAACTGCTTTTTGTATAGATTTATGGGATGTCTCTATGGCTTGGGAGCCTTCTTTCATTAGAGACCTAAGTTGTTTCGCTTTCAGCTTGTTGCTTCGAGCCGATCGGAAGTCGTACTTGTTTACTTTGCTTAGAAGCTCATCAGAAAGTTCTTTGTAGTACTTCCTAAGTACGTCTTCTTGATTATTCGCTATTTGTTGTAGCTGTAGCGCGTGGAGAGTCAACTCATCCAACAATTCGTCTACAACTTTCTTTTGCTTTACACCTTTGAGGTGTTTCTTACGGGCAGATATTACTTTCTTCAAGTCTTTCTTAGCCATTTAGTCGAACTCCTCTTTGGTAGAACGCTGTTTAGGTAAGTAGGCATTATACCCTATTGTATAACGCCTAAGCAATCTCAATATTACTTCTTGATCTTGCGGTAGTGGGTCTTGATCTTGACGCCACTCTTGTTCGTATAACCCTTGATGCGGATCAGTCCACGAGCAGTGATCTCTTCGTCAGACAGCTTATCTAAAGTTGCATTAGAGGATTCCATTACTCTGGAGGATTTGTCACCAGCTAGTTCGTCAGTGAAAGAATCCCAAGCGCCTTCAGACTCAGTCATGGCATTCTTGTTATCCTTCGGCCCAGCGAACAATCTCTCAGATTTGCCCAAACCGTGTTGCTTCTCTGTAGCAGTGGTGTAAGCTGTAGATGCTATAGAAGCATTTCGCATAACGTTACTCAGGTCGGCTTTGTTCATCGCTCTGTCGAAACTGCCTTTGAGTCCGATATTGTTTGCTTCATAGCCAGCCTTAACTACGTCCTTAGTAGCAGCAGCCAGTGCTTTGTTCAGAGAACCTTGCATAGCTTTCAGCTCTCCAGCATCAACCAAGTTGTACTTGTTTGAAGCTATCTCAGCTATCTTTGCTCGCAACGCAGGAGCTGCAGCATCAGAGATCATTCCGATAGTAGCACCCAGTGATTGTTCCATCATAGTAGACTCTGGATCAGTAAAGCCTTCAGTCATGGCTCCCTTATCAACGCGTTCTCTGTTCTGCAAGTTAGGGTGACTGGTAGCCTCTTTGATAACCTTCATCACTTCAGGATCATCTAAGATAGCTTGGATCGCTTCATTCTTTAGATCTTTTATTTCCCGAGGGGATATCTCAAAGTCAGGTTGTCCTCCGAAGAAAGAACGCTCAGGCTTCTCAGTCAATATAGCTGGTCTTCCTGATTCTTCCTTTAACATAGCTTCCAGCATTCCCTCATGGGAGTGCTTTCTGATGGTGGCTGCAGAATCTTTCATCATCTGCTCTGGGTCGCCGTTTATCTTCTTGTCAATAAAGTCAAGAGCTTCGTCTGGAAGCATTACAGCTGCACGGAATACCATCTCTTCGACGAATCCCATACCACTCTGTGCAATGTGAGCATCAAGTTGAGCTTTGTCTTTAGCATCTTGAAAATCTTGATCCATTTCTAGCATCTTCTCTTCAAAAGTCTTCTCTCTTGTAAGTTCTTTGGCAGCTTTCTTAACTTGATCAACTTTCTCACTGACTACATCAGCGATTGCTGCGGAGTCGAATGCTGAAAACATTTTATCAAAAACGCTAGGCTCCATTCCTAAAACTTCTTGTGCTTCAGACTTGAACTCTTCCGACTTCTTCTTAACATTTTCCATAACTTTGCTTGGCGCAGCCTTAGCTTCTTCCGCTTTCTTCATAAGCAGATCACCCAACCCACTCTCTTTGACAGCTCGTGTCAGCCTGTTGGCGTCTGCCTTAGGTGGAGGAGTCTTGGCTGCTTTCATGAAGTCAGGGCCGTGTTCTTCTACAAAGTAGTTAACGTCAGCCATAAAAGACGCAGCTTTAGAAGTATTCTCGTCAGGATTGTCTAGCATACGACGAGCGATGGCTGTCAGTGCTACTTTCTTAGAGTGAACTTCTTGGACAAAAGCTTCTGCAGCTTCTTCTGCAATTCCTGCACCTTTCTCTGCAACTCTTGTTCCTTTGGTAAGAGCTTCTACTGCATCGAGTTCAATAGAGTAAGCTACGTTCAATAGAGCGTGTCCTTCTTTACTCTCAGCCCAGTCTGCTGGATCGTCTAACATTTGGTCGATAATATTCTTACGACCTACCAATGCTCTCCAAGGATTATCGGTTATGATGTCAGTTTTCAAGTCTCTCTGTTTTCTCTTTATAGAATTCCGAGTTCTTCTCAGCTCAAGTCGGGCTTTCTCGAACACGTTCAACTCAGAAGCCATTGCTGCAGGAGCAAACTCTTTTGCAGCTTTCTTAGTTGCCTTGAGGCCATCTTTCAGACCTTCTTTAATACTATCTAGCCCCCACATAGGTTGGCCTCCTTTTCATTTGGTAAAGTAAGCAGACAGTTCCCGTCTACTTTTTATTTATAGCTCTTCGTCTGGATCTAGAGAATCCTCGTAACGCTTTTGTTCCTCTTGCTCTTCCATGTACTCGTCATCGAATCCGTGGTTAGCTTGGAAGAAATCTTGCATGAGGTCTCCAGTGCTTTCTTCCTCGTCGAGGAATGAGACTTCTTCAGGGAGAGGCTCTCCTCCTTCTCCCATCTCAGCTTCGGCACTTTGTTGTGCTCCTACTTCGATTAGGGCCAGCTCTTCTTCAACAGAGCGTCCGACAGGTATACGTTCACCTTGCTCCAAGTTCCACAGAAGAGTGTCGAGAGACAATGCTCCTCCTTGGAATGCTCCAAGCAATGCGTTGATGTCGGCTGCTGCCAACTTAGTGTCTACGTAATCTTCGTTTATGTACACATTGATGCTGTCAGAACCTTTAACGTTCTCCCACATCGCAACCATTCTCATTGTACGGCTAACACATCTTCCTATAGACTTAGCTATATTAATCAACGCAGAGATCTCTCCTGAAACGTTAATCCTTACAACTTCAGCACTAGTAGATTGATCCATACCAGAACCTAGCATTCTCGCTCCTAGTGTAGACATCAGTTGCTCTTTGTGCTTCATAGCACCAGAGATTTGTGTCAAACCAGAACCTGTGAATTCTAAGAATCCAGCAGATGCACTTGGGTCAGGTAGGATAATAGCAGCACCGGATCCAATAGCTATATTAGAAGTGGTGTCAGTTAGTCCAGAGAACCAAGGAGTCGGTAACGCAGTCCAGTGTAGACCGTGTTCGAAATCAGCGCTGTTACGGTAGTGGGCCAAGTTAACATCTACCAAATCTAGTAGAGGTGGGGTTGGTACTTCGTAGTCCTCGCCTGAAGACACAATCATGCTAACTGGCAAGAAACCTAAGTCTTTGCCTCGGTTAGTCAGAACACGAGATTCGTGTATGATGTACTCTTCCATTTCTGAAGGTGTGGAGCCATTGCTCTTGTTAGCTGGACGGTGTACGTTTACCGTAACCCTCCCGTTATCTTCGAGGACGTATTCGCGATACTGGTCTCGAACTTCTTGCTTGTACTTGTTGTCTTCACAAGGCTCGTAATACGACTCTTTGAAAACTACATTATTTAAAGTGTGTGCGAAGTTAGCAGCTTTAGTAGTGAACCAATTAGTACACTCTTCAGACTTGTACCAGATAAGGTAAGGTCTGTTGCTGTCTTCTGTATCCATTCTGTCAACACAAACGATGACTCTGCCAGAAGTAAGAATCTCAGTTTCAATTCTCTTCAGGAATTCATCGAAACAGACACCTGTTCCTGTGACGTCTTCCATAAAAGCTTTCAACGCATCTCCATTGTCGACTTCTGCAGGCTTGCGGCATAGCGCACCTACTAATGCAACAACAGTTCTGTTCATCGCTGCGTAGAATACAGCCCTACGCTTGTAAGCTTCATAGTCTTCTAAAGTTTGTCCACCTAATCTTGGGAGGTACTCTTCATCTAGAGGTAATCCACTTGGATGGTTCGAGCACTTGATAGCATCAGTGCCTTTGTGAGCATCTCTTGCTCTCCTAATCTGATCGAGCTTATCTACCAGCAAGGGGTGTTTTGTACTTATCATTGATGGCATAGAATCTCTCCTAATTAGTTAGATTATAATCCGTGTTGATCTTTCTTCACGTTATGCTCATTTCGTCTGTCTGTGTCCTGTGCCAACCAAGAACCTTGTCCTGGAGCGTAGTACGAAGACGCCTTTTCATCTTTGTTCTTCTCGTAAGCTTTGGATCTTTTATCCAATGGGCCAACAGGTCTTCCTCGACCGTACTTGGTTTTAGGGCCATGGTGTTTGTAACCAGAGCTGTATGCTCCAGTACCATTAATCTTGAAACCTGCACCACCAGTGATCATAGGAAGCATGTTCCCTCCGCACTCAAGACACTCAAGAGGATCCTCCCTCTCTGCCATCTTGCGCATAGCTTCGCGAGTTATCTCGCAGGTTTTACATTCGTATTCGTATATCATCTTAAAATCCTGTTATCTGTATGTTCCGTGCTTGGCCACCGTTCATCCTGAACTCCATCCAAACCAAATATTTCAATGCATCTGGCAAGTGATCATTCCCTGACTTCTTGTCAGGTCGCGAATCTTTCTCGTCTTCGTTGTACGTCCAAGTATCTAGTGACTTGATTAGTTTTGTACAGCTAGGGTCTATGAGGATTCTCCTCTCCATCTTACCGTTGCACATCATCGTGTTCAAATTGTTCAGTCCGTCTGCCACGTGTGGAGACTTACTAGGGGAAACAACTTTAGCGCCATAAGATCTAATGATCGTATGATCGGTCTCGCCGCCAATCGCGGAAGTCTTCCTCGCTTTACCAGCTGGGTCAGGAAACACTGTTATCTCTCTATCAGGGAAATCCTTCACAATCGCATCCATAAGATAACGAGTGTTGGAGTTCTGTTGGTAGTATTCTTTCCAGATATGTAACTGGTCTCCTACTCTACTCCCTACTACAGCTGTCATTGGGGAAACGTTAAAGTCCATCCCAATTAGTATCTCTCCACCCATATCTCCTACAGGCATAACATTGAGGTCTCTGTTAAACATATCGACAACTCTGTTGCTCAATGCTTCGAAGCTACCCATGTACTCTTGTTGAAAGTCTCTTGGAGATAAATCTTGCTTAGCTTCTTCGATCTCTTCGTCACTTACGTTACCTCCTTGGAGGGTAGTGTAAGACCAAGACTTCCAAGTAGATCTACTACCTTGGCCTTGAAGCCACCAGTCATAGAAATGATTAGTACCTTTAGGTGTTCCGATAAATAGAGCGTCACCTTCTTGGTCAGAGAGAGCAGGTCGTACTACTAGTGACCAACACTCTGGGGCAATATCTGCCACCTCGTCTAAAACGACGAATGACAGAGAAAGCCCACGTAGAGAATCGTAGTTCTCTGCGGATTTTAAATAGATCGTAGATCCATTCTTGAACTCCATCAGCATATCAGACTCGTTGGTCTTCTTGATATAATTCTTTGGAGCGAATTCTTTTAGCCATACCCACATGATCTGTTTGGCCATTGCAAACGTAGGGGCTATGTATACAACCGTCTGCTTGGACAGTTGCTTACCTGTTCTTTTGTCGACACCAATAGCAGCATTCAGTAGTTCAGCTCCAGATAGGAACGACTTGCCGAAACGTCTTCCTGCACAGCAAACACGGAAACGTGTTGTGTCAGAGAAAACACTAGTCTGTGGGCCAGTGAGTTTAATATCCATAATCTTTATCTCTTCGGAACGTGCTATACGCTATCTGTTCTCGTGTTTTAAAAGGATCCCTCTAAGGGCATCCATTCGTGCTTCGTACACGCATTCTACTAGCCTCTAAAAGGATCACTCCTACATGTGTCTGAATTATAGCTAAGGCAGTGTGTCAGACATATCTGATCAGTCCTCTGGAGTGTTACTTGGAACTCTCTGGAGCGCATTATCGTACAAGGCTTACGCCAGTAGCCACTAAGCGTAGCTAAGCACATTAGCTGATAGCTTATGTAGACATGTGTGTGGAAGTACGTGTGGAAGTGTATGTGTTAGTTAAGTTAGGGAGGCATGTGTGTATCCTTGGGATTTTCAAATTCTGTAAAATTACTAGCGCGGTAGTAAAGCGTGTTTTAGAAAATGGGGGGGGTCATTAGCGATACCCTCTCCTCCACTCTACCGTACGTACTCTCCACCCCACACGTCCCCCTTCCTGTCCTTGTACCTCCACTCCTCCGTCTCCTCTCACACTACGTTCCGGACATGTCCACTCTCTTCTGTCAGCACATGTACTGTTACATATACTCCGACATGTACTGTTACATATACTCCGACATATACGTGGACATATTCTCCCACATGTACGTGGAGGTATCCTCTGGAGTATACGTAAGAGTGTTGGTGTTAGGGAGGACATGTACTGGGAGTACCGAGGACATGTATGTGGAGGGTTACTTGGAGTGTACTTGGACGTGTGCGTGTAAGTATGCTAATTGGTAAGGAGGTATCGCTGGAGGCTAGTGGTAATAGACACGTCTTCAGCATTCCTTGATCACATTGTCACGATGTCTTACAGGATCCTCTCACATGTATTAGTACGTATGTTAGTACGCATGTTAGTACGTGCCTGTCGACATTTAGTAGTATATGTTAGAGATATTAGTAGTAGAGTTATTAGTAATGTTTAGTAGTAGAGTTATTAGTAATGTTTAGTAGTAGAGTTAGTACAAGAGTTGTCCAAGTAAATGTGATAGTAAGTTATTAGTAAGTTAGTAATACTATTAAGTATTTTCCCTTATCTTTGGTCTTTTACTTATCTTTTAAAAGTATTTAAAAGTATAGTCAGAGATATGTTAGTCACTGTCCGGAACGAGGTAGTCCTCGGCTGTACTCTCTCTAGAGAGCTCACAACGACCGTAGGCTTTACCGTTCAATACCTCTATATTGGTCACTTTATCAGGAGACCAGATAGAGAGATCATGCTCGCTAATGAGCTTTTGTATCTCTTTCCTGATCTCTTCTTCGATACCTTCGAAGTACGTGTAGTGAGGAGTATAGAGCACTCTGTAGAACCGATCTTTCTTCTGACTATTTGTCGTCATTACCGTCATAGTCTTCATCCTCTTGGTACTCTAGATAGCCTTCATTTGCGGCATCCTCTAGTGCTTTTATTTCATCACATTTACAAGGTGCATTAGTGCACACGTTGCACATGGTAAGACCGCCCTCTAGGGCATTCTGACCGACCACATTATTGGCCAGTAGAATGTTGAATGGAGATATGTTATCGTCATCAGTGTGCATCTCTACAGAGGACAGTTTAGCGTCATAGTAAGGTGCTGCTGATTCAGCTGCTCTGAGCCGTATCTTCATGTTCTGTTCTTCATCATTCATCACACTAGCAAGGAATTCTGCAGGAGTTAACATACCGTTATCTACCAGCTCTTGTCTTAGTGTCTTCTTGTTCTTTGAACCCTTTGGTCTGCCACCTCTTGGACGTGTACTTGGATCTTCTTTCCACATCTGTTGTTGCTTCTTGAGTGCAGGAGATTTGCCTCTCTTGTACTTACCGTTAGGGTTTTTATCATAGTTCTTGTGGCCATCACTTTCGATAAAGCAAAGGTCATCTTCGTTTTCGATTCCGTGCTGTTGAAGCTGCTTAGTCATCTTTTCTAGTTGTCTTTGCAGATCTTCTTTAGTCACATTATCACTTGTATCTTTGCGCCACTGCATTGTGTAGCTCCTCCTAAGATTGTGCCAATTCCCTCTTCAGCTGGAGTCTTAGACTGGCTAAAGTCCTCTCCATAGCTTCGACATCGACATCTTCTTTGTATGTTTTAAGGTGTGCAATCTTCTCTTCAAGCTCACGGATTGTAACACTTAAACCGTTCTGTCGAACACAGTCTAAGTTAGATGTAGTCGTTACTCCCATGCTTACTCCTCCTCTATAAGGAAGTCGTAGATTGCCTCATGGATCATTAATCCAGCATTCCAGTTCCAATGTAGGAAGTCTATTCCGGCATCTTCCATCGTATCGATGATAGTATCCATGTCAAGATGTAGGCCGTAGTCTTCTATTAAAAGCTGTTGTATAGCTCTGAACTCAGAAAGTTCTATCTCAGCACCAATGGTATTAAACATTGCATCGTCGTTTGGGCTACTGCCTGAATCTGTTGTGATTTCACGATAATCGCTCATAGAATCCTCCTGTTAATGGTTATTTAGTTCCTTGGAATACGTGTGTTACTATTGGCCCTTTGCCACTTCCGAATCTCCGTTCGTACTTATTTACAGTGAACGATGATCTAAGTTCGATACCGTTACCATAGACCACACCGATAGTGACTGGCATGTTTAAGTATTTGTCCAAAGCGTGGTATTTCATGAAGCTATCACTGTCTTCAATCAGGACGTTAAAACGTACTTCAACCGATGTTGTGTCTTCAAAGATCGTTGGATTTGGATCTGTTATGTTCTCGACAACCTGTTTCATTTCGCCTTTTTGTATATAGAAAGTGTAGTTTGTTGAGTCCTTTTTGTAGTATTTAGTCTTCATAATAGCACCTTTAGTGTCTTATTTTTAATTAATACAGCTATTATTAGCTATATTTTTGTGTTAGGTAAGAGGTTTTGCTACGTATTCGGATTACCTCTAAACCGAATAAATGTACTTTTACTTGCTACCCCAGTGGCAGTGCATCTGGGAGTTTAACCCAGTCTACAGTATTATTAGTCTTATCTGCTTGGAACAGTCTAACAGCTGTACACCTTTATCTTCGGCTGTCCCGTTGGGCTTAACCGAAGTTAGAATAAGAACCCAAACTCGGGATGTGTGAGTCTGTGTTTATTCATAATACAGTGTTTTGAGCACTTACGGCATCCTTTTATTAGGACGCATATCGTGTAAGAAGCTCTCCACTTCTTCAAGGTCTATCGTAGGATTTGCGTTATGCAAAGCACTAACCCAGTACCCGTTGTCTTTTTGGTCGGAAATTCTGTTGATAAGGTAGTAGTACGACTTCAACAAAGTCACCACGTTCTCCTCTCGTTCGGAGCGAATCCCTCCCAACTTGCGTGTTATCGTGGCCAAGACTATCGTTTTGCGTTTACCGTTTGAGTCAACCATGCGCACACAACTGCGACCTTTAGAGTCGATCATCGGCTTGATTAAGTTGCCGTGTTTGTTGAATATGCGATGGTTTGACACATCGATACAGTACTGGTCGAAGCCTTTAATGGGCAACCGTTTATTGCTCATAGCTTATAATACTCCTTTCGATAAATCCTTCATTTCGCCCACTAGCCAATCTTTAGGTGCGTCAATAGCCACCCGTTGGACAGTGCTGTTGGTACCTTCCACTTGCTCGAAGTTAATGGCTAAGGACTTGAAGTAAGAGACGTTACTCTTCCAACCAGCTGATGCCTCTGCATCCTTGCCTTTCTCTTCCCAAGTCTGACCAGATCGATTTTCGGTACGGTCGATGTACTGTTGCAACTCATCATAGAGAAACCAGTAATGGTGCACATTCTCAAAGAATCGGTGCAATCTCTCTGGACGATACATAGATGAGTTGTTGCCGAAATAAGCTTCAAACACCATTGTCTTGATGCCCAGTTCGTCCATATCAATGAAGAACTGTTCAACACAGGCAATAGAACCTAAGACTCCCATAGTGTGGTCTCCTCCGACCCACTTCAAGCCATCTCTTGTTGGGCGACCGACTACCATCATATCCCCCCAGATGTGACCTGCTCCCTTGATAGTCTTCATCTCACCATTCTTTTCAAAGGTGTAGTCAAGAACTCGGTCTGCTGTACCGAGAGATTTAGTGTATTCTGTTACTCTGGTTGACTTGCCTGTTGCGTTTGCTCCTAATAAAGCTATCCAGTTTTTAATCATAGTAAGTACTCCTTGGTCTGTTTAAAGGATTTTGTCCTCTGCTGTGTGGTTAAATCGTTCTTTCTGTATTGCATCGTTAAGTTTGTCCTCTTGTAGCAGCTCCTTACGAGCGTCCCAGAGCAGCTTCCACTCAACCCCATACCAATCTTTGGATGAAGTCTTATTGATGTCTATGGCCTGCCTGTCGAGATAATAGCCAACATATCGACTATCTCGTTGTCTAAACAACTTCTTGAACGCACACAACATCGTTTCGACATTAAATGCATCTACGAGTATTTCCGGATACTCCTGCCAGAGTTCGTCCATGATTTGGCCGATACCGTCCTCCAGAGTTGCTTTCTCACTTTCGGAGAATACGTGTACTTCTTTGTGCTTTTTACCGTGTTCATCTTTCCATCTCCTCTTATAAGCCCATTCCTCTTCTTTACCGAGAACCCAACAAGCACCGTGTGTGATGCTCTCTGCGTTACGCTCTCCAAGGAATAGGTTGGTAGGCTCTATGTCGTACCCTGCTACTTGCTTGAGTGTTTGTGCCCAGTTCCATACAGAGAACCGACCAAAGTGTCGGATAGGTTTGTACGCCTCTGTCCACAATGTCTCAAAGTTCTGTTCAGGAGTACTGTCCAGCAAACCGTCAAAGTACGCTTTCTGATCTCCACAGACCATTTCCTTATAACTGGCTACTGTCTCTGGCAGATGTCTGCGTTGCTTGAGCTTGTCTGTTTGGAAAGGCAATCGAAGCTGCGTCTCCTTATCCCACCACTCAGTCAACCGTTCAATACCTGCACACTCTAGGTCAGGAAACTCGTTCCAGATGACTAAAGCTGTTGGTGTATGGTACGTGATAGCATTCAGGAAACAAAGCCACAACACTTGTTGGTCGTTCATCTCCATCCGGTCTATTACGTAGTTGAGCATCCAGATGTTAGGATCGATGTCCTGCACCTTGGCACTGTTAACGTAGAATTGCTTAAATAGATCTTTCCTATCCATAATAACTCCATATTCCAACAAAATTTAAAGTGATGAACATAAGATTGATCAGCATGTACTGTTTGTCTCTTTCAACAAAAGCAACGTAACCTAACATGATAGTCGCGAAGGATCCTACAATCAGGTTGAGAGGATACACGTTGAATGCGGTCAACGCAGCTGTTAGTATGAGGATGGCGGTACCTGACCACTTAATCCTTTTTGTGCTCACAATGTATCTCCCTCTTGGTTTATTCTGTTCCAGCTCTGTATCGCATCGTGGATACCGAACTCTCCAGCTCCTTGCTTTAGGCAGGTCTGACACTCTACGTAGTCTTCTGCGTAATGACTGCTGCTGGTACACTTTACGACAATGTCGTTAGAGCCACAGGTACATCTATTGATTCTATTATCAAACATTGGGGGATCTCCTATATCAAAAAGGTGCTTCTTCATAACCTGAGCTTTCATCCCAAGCTTCTACAGCATCCTTGTCTCCGATTCGTTCGATATACCCTTCAAAGAAGCTGCCGACATACGACTTCAGAGGCGCTACTCGCTTTTGAGTAAACCTGTAAGGCTTGTATGTAAAGTTCCGAAGACCAAGCATAGCTCGTGGCTTCTCCAGCGAAGGTACTTCATGAGTGAACCGGATGTTGTCAAATATGACGAAGTCGCCTGCTGCAGCTTGAACAGGAATACGCTTACCTGTGTCCACTTCAACAAGTACAGTACCCACATCGTTGTCGTTCTCGTTATGCAAGACCAACACACCAACAAAATTAGGCACCAGAGCTTCAGTAACAGACATAGTGCCGTCATCGTTGCAAGTATACTCTAAGTAGTGGCCGTCCATATGCGGTGGCACTGGCTTGCTGGCTTCCCTGTATTCTTGAAAGTTTATCATCGTAGAAGAATCAGACACATCGTAATAGTTAGTGTTTGTACCAACAGTAGGTACGTGTTCTTCCAATGTGGAAATCAAGGAGTTCCAGTCATCGAGGATAGAATCGATACCATAGTATTCGTGCATCTGTAGATTGATATGTGGGAAATAACACCCCCCGTTACCTATAAGGTAGGCATTACTGGTTCGTGTCTCCGTAGAGTCACTAGGATACGCCACACCACTTTTCAGGTTCTCTTCATTGTAGTGCATTTCATTCATGCAGGAGATCTCAGCTCGGATCTTACCCAATTCGTAACCACCTAAGTAGTCCTGTAGAGTAACAAAGCCATCTTCCTTCAGTTGTTCAACATATTCTTTGCTCAGCATAGTTGCCTCCTTATATATATAACGGTGTGTTTATGCACTGTGAAACGCAACAAGGTCGTCATAACCTCCGATGTGCTCATCTCCAATAAAGATCTGAGGGACTGTGCGGAACCCTCGGTTGGTAAACATTTGTCTTGCGTCAGTGTCTTCCTCGATGTTGATGAAGACGTAAGGAGTGTCCTTAGTCTCACACAACATCTTGGATTGTTTACAGGGGCCACACCAAGCCGTCCCGTAGATAGTTACTGTGATAACTGGAACCATTACTTATCACCCTTAAACATTTCCCAGCCAGTTGGCCCGAATTGGTGTAATGCGATGATAGACATATTGCCTGTCTGGTAGGCATGCAGTGTCTGCTGTTTCGCAGTCATCTTCTTAGCCTTTTTAACTGCAGGCTTCTTGCTCTTAGGCTCCACAGTTAGAGTAACTACGTTAGTTTTGTTTTCTACTTTCTTCTTGCTCACTTTCTTCTACCTCCATCTGGTAAATCTTCAATTTCTAATTTGCCACCAGCTTGGTCTTGACGACTGGCTTTCTGCGATCCAGGTATTGTAACCTGCTGCGGAACTCCTTCTTCGCCTTTCTTCTTGCCAGCTGATAGCTTCTCTTCGTCTTCTTTTGTATACGGAATCTTATATGATCTTGGCTCGTCAACTTCAACATTGTAAACCCATATGTGTATCCACTTCTGCTCAGAGTCGACAGTGTAGTCGATCATCTTGGCGGTTGAAGCGTCTTCCGACTCTACAGAGTACCCCAGAGAATCTACAACAGGAGTGTAGAGCATAACAGGCGCACAGATAGTCACCAGTATAAACAGAAACGATACCGCTATCTTCTTAGGTGGGTAGATTGTCTGTATGGTGAACAGGAAGCCTAGAGAGGCAAACGTCCACACTACAATGTAAGCTATATGGTCTGTCATCCTAACCTCCTGTTTCAGTGTCAGCTCTGCCCGTAGGCTTCGCCATATCGAAATCAGACTTGGTCTCACTAAAGCTGGCAATCTTGCCGTCAGCATCTACTGTAAACCTAATGACTGAGATCCTTTGTTTGTTGTGTGCATAGTTGAACTTCTCTGAAAATAGTATCTTATAAGGGGTAACTTGTATGATCTCCATCCTCACAGGATTCCCATCTGCAACTGAAGAGTACTTGTTGTACACTCTGAACTGTAGTTGGTATTCGCCAGCTTGAGGATTGCTTACAGCTATAACCTCACGGTTCAGGTAGACACAAATAGGTTCACCAGTGCTCATGTTTGATACACAATCACTAGACAAGCCCAAGTCATCTCTCTCCAAAGTAGAACCACCGTTGTCCTTGCTACCGAAGTAGACAATAGACCCGTCTGGGTTCCGTAACCACATATCTATGTCATCCTTAGACTCATCTGCCCAGTCCATCGTTAGAAGGAACTTGGCATGTGACTCGACGTCCTGTGTCTTGGCCACTGGGTTGATCAGAATAAACGAGAGTACCCAAAGTACGGTTACTCCCGACAACATTAGAAACAGCAGATCGGTGAAAGCGGTATTCGATTTGAATTTGTGCTTATTCATGACATGCGTCCTCCTTGTTAGTTGTCCTGTTCTTCTTCCGAAACTTCTACATTGACCAACATGATCTTCATTAGAAGGCTCGAGAAGATGCCTACGATTGTGGTATAAAGCGCAACCCCCATGCCTGAAGCAATGGCTATGATTACCTCTTGGACTGTCTCTGGATCGTCAAACGTCACATCAGCAAAGTTCCCTTGGAACAGTACGATGAAACCTACAACAGTACCAGCCAGACCTAAGACCATCATGGCTTCAGCCATAAACCAGCCCATGTAAAGTCTGATGTCTCTGTTGTGAGACTGACCAGCGTTAACGCCTACTCGATAGGATGCGTAGCCCATTAGCACAGTACCTATTGTGAGCAGAGCAGCTATCACAACGGAAAGCTTACTCACGTCTGTGTACATGATCTCTTCGACAACGCCTGCATCTACCAAGTACCAACTTGCTAATAACATCAGGGACGCTAGAGCTGCCCATCTTTTAAATGCATTCATTATTTCTTCTCCTCTGCTTCGTCCAGTGCCTTATTGAATTGGCGCAGACGCTTAATTACCGACATAAATTCTACGATAATTGACCAAGAGTCTACGAAGAATGTCATGCTACTCTCTACACGACTAAAGGCATTCAACACTTGGAAGAATACGCCTAGAGTTATCAACTGTGCAAAGAATGCAGGAGCTAGAGCGATAAGAGCTACGTTGCCCAACAAGATACCAAATGCTGTCTGCCATACCGACAAACCCATGTACCAGTTGAACAAGCGATAGTAGTTACGACGAACACTGCTGAACATCGGGAATAAATCCGCGACGAGACGATGCCTCATACTATCCTCGCCAAGAACTAACTGCTTACGGAACCGAGCTTCAACCACTTGGTTGCGGAACTCCAGACTAGGGAGCTTCCAAGCAACGAGGACAGACAACAGTGTTCCACCAACAGACATAGCCAAGGCAATCCATACAAGGAATCCTGGAATGAACTTACCATCATAAATCGGCAGTCCTTCTGAAAGAGTCCAAAGGATAGGGATAAATGCTATAAGCGTCAATACAGACTTAAGAGCGTTAATAAACAAACCCTCAAGAGTCTTACCGAACTTAGCTAAGTCCTCTTGTATACGCTGAGAAGCGCCCTCTATATCTACTGTACAGTTCTCCCAACGACGAAGATAATGTTCGGTGTTGGATTGTCTCCACTTAAACAAGTATCGTTGAGTCTGCCAAGTGAAGTATACTGCGATAGGGATAAAGAATACAATGTATTGCACCAATGATGGAACAATAGGCTTGTCTGTGATTAAGTCTTTTTCAAGAGTTATAAAAGACTGCAAGACTCCCCAGTCCCAACCAAGCAACAGCTCCCAGAAGCGTGCTTCATCAAGTTGTTGCAAGGTATCATAGATCTCACGATTCCACTGGTTCAGTGTAACCGATAACTCTACTGAGTACCAAGAGATAGAGCATATCACCATGCCCATGAGCCAAGCGTACGCTGCGTATTGCTTACTTAAAAAGAATGACTTTATCATATTAGTTTCCTCCTAATGAAGCTCTTGGATTTGATGCTGTAAGTCCAAAGAAGTCATTGTAGTGAGTAGCTAAGTCTACTAAGTAAGGTGCTTGTCTGAAGTGTTTTGGATTCAGATAGTACATAGAGTTAGCTGGGACAGTAATAAAGACACGACGAAGCTCGGCATCCTCTACTAGAAGTCCTGTTCTTAAGAATTTCAGAAGTTGTGACGCAGTTTTGTAGGCGTTTGCTTCCATTGCTGCAGAATCTCCTGTAGGGTTGGAAGAACGAGGACTATGGATACCAAGGAAGACATCTCCCATTAAGTACCTCTCGTCTCCTCCCAAGAATAACAGAGAACAGGCAGACGCGCATATGACTACACGGTCTCTTCCTTCTTCTGCCAGTTTGTTGGACATATCAGTATTGTGCCCAGGATTGTATACGATCTCTCCGTTTTCGTTCATAACAGGAGTGTCTCGGATAACTGTTATAACATTGCGCTGTTTGAGGTGCGCTGATAAGCAGATCCCGTCAGCTAAGGAGCCTCCAGGACTTTCTAGGATAACAGTGAATGCTTCTTTGGTAGGGAGTTGTGGTACAATCTTCTCACAATCCCCTACACCTACTCCTCCTGTAAGAGAATATAGGTTAGGTTTTAGAAGTGTTAGTGTGAGATTGCCAATCTCGGAGTCTGCTTCTTCTTTTATTTCTTGAGCGTTGCCTAGAAGGTAGTTAACTCCACCTCCTAAACCAATAAACAGCGCAACTGTGCCTGCTATCGCCCATTCTTTTAGATTTGACATAAATCCTCCTTGTGGTTAATCCCACATGTATTTATTTTGCACCCTCTCGGTGCTGTATCTCCTCTCTGAGATAATATTGACCCATCGTCTGGATGCTTTGAATGACTTGTTCCGTCTTCTTTACACCGAAGGTAGGGTTCTCTTTTAAGAGCTTATCTTGGCTCTTTAGAGGAGGCAGTACAGACGCTAGGTTAGACCTCCACGATTCCCTGACTGCCAACTGTTCTTCCTTTGTAGGAGCAATAGGAACGTCTACTCGAATAGAACCAGAAGGATCTACTCCGTAGCCTATGATGCCATTCCTGTAATGCCAACCGATACTCGTAGGAGTACAAGACATCTTTAATCGGATGTCTGGGTAGGTATGGGCCAAATGTTCCATGATCTCCCAATACAGCTTACTAGCGTAACCTTTGCCTTCACTGTTCGGGATTGTGTAGATCTCATACAGGTTTGCATAATCTTGCTTCTTCAGTACTGTAATGTGACACACTGCAACGATCTGTCCGTTGTCTTCCAACACCCAAGGGTCGTGTCGACCATAATTGTGGAAACGTACCCACAGGTTGTGTGCACCTTTAGCAAACTTAGTGTTCTTCTCCTCAGGTGGGAGAGTCTCTAAGAGTTGCTCTATTTCTTCCTGATTAGCTCTACGCATATCATCTCCAGTTTAGGTAACTTCAGACTTATGAAGTTGCTTAAGGTCTCGTACGACTCCATCGACATTAGTGCTTGAAGTGAGTTTCTTTGTCTCAGAAGCGAGAGTGTGAGTGCTCACCGCACCTAGTGCAGCTTCTAATACTTTATAAACTTCGTTCTCATAACGTTTACGAGAAGCTTGGCTCAGGGCTTTGCCTGACTTTTCTTCACGTACTTTAATCATTCGATCTACGATACTCATATTTATGTTCCTCTTAATTAAATAATTGAATTTATCATTCCATGCACAGGTTGCATGTATGTGAAAATAATTGCAGCAATTGTTAGTCTTACTGCGTTACGTGCGGTTATCCATTCCATCGAGTTATCCTCCTTGCAGTTTCTCTAACATCTCATCAGCAGTCATGTGCTGGTAGTTGTATGCCATCCAATCGTCTGCATCCTGATCTCGACTATCTTCGTCCATATCCATATGGCGAACTTTGTGACAGTTGGGACAGAGCAGAACACACTGTTGGTCATACTCTTCTCTTAGTTGTTTCCAAGACCAATCCCGAACGACAGTCCAGCTGGGTCTGCCCGATAGGTGTCTTGGTACTATGTGGTGGAACTCCAGTATGTCGAATCTGTCAGAATATCCACAGTCCTCACACTTGTCTTCTCGCAATGCCTTCAGACAGTTGAGTTTCAATCTGCGAAGTTCCGTCCTACTTAATTCTTTGCACATAACAGGCTCCTTCCTTTAATTTGGTTTAACGAGACTGGTGTTCTGCTCCATCTACTGATTCCATCTTGACAGGAGTCAGGGAGTCACACGCTCTGGTAACTATGTCCCGAGTACTGGTGTAAATAAATCCGTTATGTAAGTCTGTACGCCAAAGAGGTCGAAGAGAATTACGCCATCCACTAACAGTGCCAGCAGCATCAATTGTAACGACAGCAATGCTAGCCCCCACAAGGTCAGAACTAATTTCACTTTCTTCAGTTCCCGATCTGATCTTGTTGAGAAGTATCTCCGAATCGTTACGAGTATTGTAAACGTGACCATAAATATCCTCCCATTTATCTGGCGATTCCTGTGTTATAACTCCGTTGTGAGAAATAAACAAGTCATTGTTTCCTAGAGGCTGGTGGAACTCTAAATCGGATGTACTGTAGCGAGCATGTGCAATCAAGTTTAGATTGCCACTTGCTGTTAGTTCTCTCCAGTCTAAATTCTCAACTAGCTGTGTGATAGGGTCAGATGTAGCGATTCTTGTGAGATTGTTCCCATTGTGATAAGCTACTCCGGAAGCATGCATGCCTCGTATTTGTGTCTCTTTCATCACACGCTGTACGAGAGCGATGTCTGCAGAGTTGACGTTGGTGAGAGATACTCCCACAACACCACACATTACGCTAACCCCATAGATTTTCCAAATATAAATAGGAGAATTGCTATACAAGTAAATGTGATATCGAATATCGGTAAATCGTTCATAAGAATTCTCCTATAGTTATTTATAATAGATCTGTATCTACAACAACTCGGCAGTTTTTAGCGTTAGCTAATCCGGTTGGGCTGATGTATAATTGTCCTATTCCTATGACGTCTTCAAGAGATACGTCTAAAAGTCGTTTGTAGTCTGCTTCATAAACCAACTCTGAACATGACAAGGCTTCTACCCCAAGTTCGAATAAGTTATCGTAAGGCACTCCTTCAAAGCTCTTCACCTTGTCGACGAAACTCATAGTGTACCCTTGAGAGAAATCCTCACAGCGTAGAACTACAACTCTTGTCGCTTCAAAGCACAAGTCTGCTACAGTACTCTTCGTATAGTCTGAGTGGGTCATTTCTGACACTTCCCAGACTTTATCCTTACTGACGCAAACAGCAGCGTGACTGAACTCTCCACCGATCAGAAACGTGGTTAGTTTCTTCTTGTCCGTGGTTAGGATAATGTCGCCTGCTCGTATGTTGTCGTAGACGTGATGATACTTCCATCCTCGCATAGAAGTGTAGTAAGTGCTGAACCTGATATAAGGTATTACGTGCTTCAATAACCAGTTGTATAACTGGGTACGCATAAACCACATCTTAAACTTAATAATCATCTTCTGGTGTTCCTAAAAATTGACCATCAGTATAAAACTGCAACACTCTTTGAAATGCCAGCAAGTCCTCTAAGGTAGAGTTGCCTCCATTCTTAAGATGTTCTTTGCACAGTTTTTCATACTGATCAATTAAAGTGAATAAAGCCGACTGTTCTAAAGCTATCATATAAATTACTCCTCTTCAAGGAACAGTTTGACTGTATCCATTCCGTCTTGAAGTCCGATGCCGAGAGCGACTACGTTTAAGTTAACGTAAGACCGTCCTCGAGCATCTATGACTTCTACTCGATTTACATTCACTAAGTGTTTGTCTAATACTCTGAGTGCTTGGCATACCTCTGAAGGTATGTCGTTATCTGATAGTAGTATATTACTCATTGAATGTACCTCTTTAGTGTTTATTTCATAATACAGTGTTTTAATCTTCGCAGTAGATGGGGCCAGCATCGGCCTCCATGCCATCAGGGTCTGTGTACTCACAATGTAATACAACGCTGTACCCATCGCCTACCATACTGCCTCCACAATTCTCACAGCTCATGACCGAGAGCCTTCTTTACCACTGCAACCGCCACACTTGTCAGTCCAGTAAGCGCACTTGGCACTCAGAGCTGGATTGACCGAGCTGTTCGGCAGAGTCTTGCTGAACTCTTCACAAATGATATTACCTGCCTGTCCAATAACTTCTGTTGTACCAACGTTGTTAGTACATGTACCACAATGTTTATCAATCATAATGTGTCTCCTATAAAGTACGATTAAGTAGGAACTGAACCAGTAGTGATATTGGACGACCTGTCACTTCATCACCTTTGGAAGCTGTTGAAGCAACGTCTAAGTGGGCGAATGGGACATCCTCATCAACAAATGCTTCTAAGAAAGCAAACGCTGTGATAGTTCCTGGACCACGGTTAGTCTCTACATTCTTCAGATCACTAACACCTTCTTGGCCTTTCATCTCGTCAGAGTGTTCTTGTACGAATGGCAACTGCCATGCAAGATCTCCTGACTCATCCCCTGCAGCTTTGATCTCGTCGATCAAGTCTTGGTCGTTGCCGAGCAGAGCAGAGTGTGTTGTGCCTGTAGCATAAAGCTGGGCACCAGTAAGAGTAGCGACAGTCGTAATAGACTTCGCGTCAGGGTAGATATCTTGAGCGTAAGTCAAAGCATCAGCTAGAATCAAACGACCCTCTGCATCAGTATTTCGAACGTCTACAGTAAGACCTGACATACTCGTGTGAACATCTCCAGGTTTTGTAGCCTTACCGTTAATCAGGTTCTCTGATGCAGGAACAATACCAACAATGTTCAGAGGCAGCTTCATCTCTGCTGCTGCTTGTACTGTGGCCAATACTGCTCCACCGCCTAACATATCAAACTTCATTTGGTGAAGGTTGGTTGCTGGCTTGATAGAGTTGCCGCCCATATCGAAAGTTAATCCCTTGCCGATCAGTACTGTCGGTGGAGACTTAGCGCAACCAGTGCCGTTGTACTCACAAACGATGAACTTAGCTTCTTCATCAGAACCTTGAGATACTCCTAAGAGCAGCCCCATCCCAAGTTTGGCCATATCCTTTTCGGTCAATACTGTAGTCTTTACACCAGAGATAGTCTTGGCTTCTTTAGCCAACTGAGTCGGTGTCATCTTGTTAGCTGGTGCTAATCCGATACGCTTTGCGAACTCAATGCTTTTGTCTAACATTTTACGTTGCTTCTTATTCATGGTATTACTCCCAATCAGATCCTATTGTTTGTGTATCACCTTGCTCAAGTTCCTTGATTTTAGCTCGCAATTCGTCGAGTTCCAGCTTTATGCGTTGAACTTCTAGGTTATACATGCGAGAACAGTCAATTTTGGACTTTTTCTTGCCCAACTGAAAGACCATCCTAACGTAAACACCAGAAGAGTTGCCTACTTTAAACGAACCCACTTCTGCGTGTTTCCCAGTACTCAGAGATTGTTCGCAAGAAGCACCATCAGCAGTCCGAACTATGTCGGAGGAATTCTGAATGTTGCTTGATGGCCCCCACTGGTCAGAAAGGACGCTTGATGAGAAGCCGACTGCAAACACGGCTAATATTACTTGGCTTAATTTCGTCATAAAACCTCCTATTGTTTAAGTTTATCTCTCGATCCTGCCCTGAGTCGTAACTGTGGCAGAACCGAATTGTCTAATATTTATGAAGTGGTCTTGTCTGTGAGCAGCACTCCAACGAATAGCTGGAGCCATAAAGAACAAATAGGTTCGACCCACAGGAATACCTGACTTCATTTGGCCTTCGTCGTAGTAAGCTCTATAGCCTCTTACGAGACCTAGGTCTATACCTACAGCAAAGAAGTTTTGCACACTGATCTTGATGCTGACATATTTAGCCCAAGCAGGGACTCGATAGCTATTAGTGAACTCCATGAATCCAAAAGCAAATGGCCCCATGTTGTACTCTTGACCGTCAGCATTCCAATTCTCCTCATTCAAAGGAAGTCGTTCCCCACTTTTTCGGCACACGTAGGAGTCTCCCTCTCCAAACTTGTGGTGACCAGTTGCCTCCTCTGTGATGTACACTTTGTAAGATAGGATCATGTATATGAACACTGACAGGAATAACATCCAGTCGTATACAAACTGAGGAACCAATCCAACCATGAACATCAAAGATACTAGAGACAGTAGCTCTAAATCTTGCCTAATGCTGTCCCGCATATAATATAAGCTCCTTCTAAAGATTTCTAATGTAGGCTTTTAGTAGCCGTTCTACGACCTTTCGACCGTCTGTCTCAGGATGTTGGTTGTGACAGTACGGACAACCTCTATGAACGAAGTCACTTTCATGTACTATCTTCCGACATCTGGGACAAATCATGTAACTCATAAGTCCTCCTATTACTTAGATCCCCAGATCTCCTTACTGCAACCGTGAGGCAGATAGTCCACTGTTTCGTTACAGTAAGGACAAACTGGGTCTTTTATCAACTTGATGCTATTAACCTTTTCCACGAACTTTTTTCTCCTTCCAAATGTAAGAGGCGCTGCACTTCCAAGAAGACAACTTGTCCATGGATTGCAGGAACTCTATTTCATCCTTTGTATAGATAAATGGCTCAGTGTCGTGACACCAGCCTGTTCTCTTGTTCTCGTCCAGACCATGGCGGTACCCCAATGCTACATACTCGTCTTCCATCTCAATAATCATTTTGATAGGTAAAGTGAACATAAATCGTACCTCCTAAGGTTTGGTTAAAGAACTTTGATGATGTCGTTTATATCTCCGAAGTTTGTCCAGTCTACCTCAATTAACTCTGCACCAATTTCTTCACAGATCATAGGCAGCAGGAGCTGGTGAGTCTGTTCGAGTTCTGCGAGAGACATCAAGGTTTGATTGCTTTCTTCTGGACGACCACGTGCAGCCATTCGACTGTAAGTAGTTTCAGGGTCTGCGTACAAGTATATGACCTTTTTCGGAGGACAGATGTCCAAACGACGGTGAGCTTCTTCTAAAAACTTAACCCAAGCCAACTCTGTGATCTCTCCACGACCCATCATGTGAGTGGTGAAGATCATGTCGTCGATCATAGACCGTTCATGAATGAACAGGTCATCTTCAATTAAGCTAGAACGCTTACTGTCGTTGAAACGGTACTCGTTTATATAGTTCTGTAGGTCTATCGCAGTCATAGGATCTTCGTTATAGTCTGCAAGAAGACTCAGGAACTCTGGCCCAAGGTTTTCATATACAGTTTTGTATCCTTTTTCTTCGAGACCAGCAAGTACAGTAGACTTGCCTACAGCAATGTTGCCTGATAGAGAAATGTAACTCATTTAAATTGCACTCCTTGGTAATTAGTAAAGTACTCTTGGACGGAATCCCAGCTTCTTATGGTGAGGGACTTCTGTCCATATGGGGCACTCCAGTTTTGGTTTAGTCTTGTATCGTACTTAAGAGCAACACGACCTGATTTGGCTGCTAAGAACTCAGACAACATTTTCGGGTTATCGTCTATCATAATATCTGCGTCAATCAAGTGTTTGTGTTCTGTGTGGATAACGGGGATATCGTTTCCGTAGTGCTTAGTCAACCACTGTTCTTTCGGTGCGATTTGGTCTGGATAAGGAGACCAAGTGACAAATACCACTCTGAATCCACTATCTACCAACTTGCGTACAGTGTATGTTGAAGCAGGGTACGGTATTAAACCCTCGTATACTCCTTTCTCTCTCCAATAAGACATTGGACATTCGTGGATCATATACTTGGCCATCTGGGTACTTAACTCATAAGTGTTAGCTTCTAATTCAATACCTGTTCGTGCTTTAAACCAGCGCAACCAAGGACTCAAAGTATCCACTAAGGTCAAGTCAACATCGATCATTACTGTTTTCATAATTAGTCTCCTATTTTATTATCTTAGGAGACCCAAGTCTCTAAAGATATAGTCCCGCTTTCTTGAGTTTGTCTCTCATGACATCTACTCTGCGGTCTGCTTCTTCTGCATCTTTCCTAAGCCGTTCGCTCAGGTCGTGCAGTTGTTGTATCGTATCTTCTAATTTTAATATTCTGCCTTGTAAATCTTTATTGCTCATTAAAGTACCTAGATAAAATATAATTGGTCACAAGAGACTTTGTTAAGAGCCTCCTGCAACCAGAGTGTTATTATAGTGGAGCGGATAGAGAGAATCGAACTCTCATCATTGGGTTGGAAACCCAAGGTAATAGCCTTTATACGATACCCGCAGTGTTTGGCCTCCTCATCAGGACTCGAACCTGAAACCGATGCCTTAGAAGGGCATTGCTCTATCCAATTGAGCTATGGGGAGGGAATAGTATTACAAACAAGGTTCTAATCCGAGAAGGACTACAGCAACGAAAGCTGTACCAACAACATAGAAGGGCAACCGCAAGTTCTCCCTCCACATCTGGTCTGCGTAGGAATCTGTATTGCCTTTGCGTATCTTGCGCATAAGTCCTCCTTTAGGATTAGTATTGTATCATACTTAATGCATTGTTTTGAAACGACGCTATAGGAAAGTTTCGGAACTGGCTACCCATGACAGCTGCGTAGAAGTCTGGAGAAAGCCCAGTGTTTAAGAATGGAGTCTCTCTCTTGTCGACTTTGTTCTGGGTGAATCTAGCTAAAACCATAGCATAGTCCCACAACTGGTTGTTAACAAAAGGCACACCGTAATCACTAAAAATCTCGCACAGCTTCTCTCCTGACCTTTCCGCAATGATATCTTCATAGAAATCGAGCAGGTCAATAAAGAAGTCACGACAAGACTCTTCAGGGAACACACAAGGTTTGTATTCACTTGGTTCCAAGGATGCTTTAGGGTGTGGTGTATCCATGACACTTTCTACTTGCGAGCTGGTAAAGTCGTACACGTGCAGGTTGCTACACCAGTGGGTATAACTGCCTACAGGTACGCCTACCGCTTGTGCAACGTATTCTTGAAGGAATGTCCACTCAGGTATATTGACGTTAGTAACGCCCCATACGAGGTCTGCACTGCGACTAAATACGTTCATGCACATCTTGCCATCGTCTACATAGAAATGTACCAGATTGTTACAAGGTACATCTTTAGTGCTTTCAAAATGAACAGGACTGTCCAGTTCAGACTGGTAGATGTCGATAACACTGCGACGGGTATCCAGCCCCTCTCTGTGGAAGACTTGGATAGCTTGGTCTAGTTGGTCGTAAGCATAGATACGGGGGCCATAGCCGCCTCTCCATGTTTCACCATCATCACTAAAATCTTTTGCACGAGGCAGATAGAACTCCAAGAAAGGATTGATCCTATCACTGCCTGACATAATCCAGAACAGTTCTGCAATAACTGCGAAGATATTGTTCTTACGACCTTCAAGGTAAAGGTGTCGTGCAGCAGGGTTAGACAATTCGAACACTGCGTTATTCAGATAAGTAACTTCTCCGTTACGAGAACTGTTACGCTTTCCATTGTCGGAAAGCTCTACAGCTGCATTAGCAAACAACTGGTTCAAACTCTGTCCCTTGATGATGGTTGTCATAGTCGACCCTCCTCCATTTCTTTCAATTTCATATCGATATACTGGCGTGCTTTCTTCAGATCATCGATCTCTTTTTCACGCTTAGTCATGCCTGTGCTAGACTTCTTACCAGCACGCATCAAGTACTTCAACGCACAAGCACAATACCAGTCTAGTCCGTGAGCAGTTACAACACGGTGGTGCTGTTGTTCTTTAGGAATGTCATTGTAGTGTGACGGGTTGATACTGTCTTGTCCGCTATCGGTTGGCTTCTTCATATCTTGAATATCCGCTAGACTAGGGCCAGTTTTGAATTGCTTATCAAACGAGTCGTTACCTGTTTCGAGTAGGTCTTCAAAATCAAAAGTGGTATGCACACTCAATTGAGGGTTATCAGTCTTTCGTAACATGTCTTGCTTCATTACTTCTTGTGCGCAAGGTAATGCAGCACCACGCCAACATTCTTGCTCGTACTCCTCTTCAGAGGTAGTAGTTCCCATCCAGACAGGAGCTTCTTGCCCTACTGTCACTTGTTTATAATCTCGCATGATAAGTTCTCCTTCTAGGTGGTTTTGATTATGTTAGTTTACACATATTGTTTTTACGGCGTTAATCGCCGCAAATAAAGCTAATGGCAAACTAATGTGATTCGTGTTGTATCATAATACAGGGTTTTGAAGATGAGCAGTTTTTATACTTACTCAGGTAACGTCGGGTATTTAGAGGCAATTAAACATGCCCCTCAGAGAATTAAACATCTCTGGTTCCAACCTGACGATGCCACTAGGGCAGGGCCAAGGTGTTACTTATTTGGAGGGTCTACCCCCTCCTCCAACATAATCATTCGAGTCATCTTGAATCCGTCTTCAACGAATTCAGCTGCAACGTCTCCTGCTTCTTTAGCAGTCATATCCCGAGCTTGTCCAGTCTCTAAGTCTAAGACTTGACTGTTAACTAGGATACTGCCAATTGACAACGCGACACACTCAAGTACATCTATAGGGTCTGCACCCTTGTCTGTCCAATCTATAACTAGGTCAGCCACGGCTTTACCACAGGCAGAACCCATAGCTCGTTCACTGGAACTATCCATTTAAACACCTCCAATATCAGTTATCTCACAAGCACCGCCTGCACATGCAAACTCTTGAGATCCTGTTGTGTTATCTTCTATTTCTAGCATTGCAAGCTCTACCCAATTGATATCTTTAGGCATAGTTGCTAACAACTGTTCGTAGTCTTCCTTTTCACAATCCTGATACGGAGCTTGTTGGTAACTGTGTTCGCTATACGGTAGGAAAGATACGCCTGACATATAGTCAAAGTTATCATAAACCCAAGCGCCTACAGCCATCCACTCATGCTCTTTTACAGAGATAGTGATAGACGGTTTGTGGTGACACCAAGCTAGTTGGTAGGTCTTCCATAATTCTAAGTGTTCAATAGCGGTAACATCTGTGCGACAGATAGACCCTTTAGGAGACTTCATAGGAAAGCTAAACACAGTAGTGTGGTCTGGCTTCATTACGTCAGCTTCTGCTGGGATGTTCTTACTGATCATAAACTCGGTTAGAGGATCCTTGTTGTCACCTCTGACAGTTCTGATGTAGTACGGATTATGTCGTGCATGGATACCTGAAGCAGCATCCGTAAGCTGAGATACAGTACCTGAAGGCTTAACACAAGTGATAGCTTTGGATACTTGAATCTCAAACTTCTTAGCCCACTTAACATTAGTCTTCACAGTGATAGCACGCAGCTCTCTAAGTCGGTCTTCAAGAGACTCATCCGCACCATTGGTGAGAGTGTTGTCCATAATTCCCGTCATGCTAACCCCTAATAAACGCTCTTCTTCAGTGTTCTGCTTCCAACGTGCACGTAGGCCTTTGAAGTCTGTCAATGACGACTGCATGGTTCCTAAAATAGTTGCTAGCTCTGTCTTACGAGCAAGATCTTCTAGCGTGTCATCAGCTCGAACAATAACCTCTGATAGGTTACAGAACTGAGCAGATCGTAAAATGATCTCACTACATGGGTTACAACCGAAGTCATGATATGGGTCACGGTCTGTCTCCAGACTTGCAACTAACTTTTGTGCAGCTTCCCTGCTGAAAATCCCACGCTCTCCAGACTTACTGTCGTAAAGAGACTTCCACTCGCCCATAAAGATACCGATATCGGGTTTCTCTGTATATGCAGCACTGTTATTGGCTAAAGCTCGTTGTGGTTCTGTCATCCACCATTGACCTGACTTAGCGTCACGCATACGGGGATCAGATAAGTTAGATAGGGAAATCATTGCAGATCGACGAACACCGCCTACCACTACAATCTCACCAATTTTACACATCAAATCGTGTACTTCTAAGCTGTTTAAATGTCTACCTTGTGCGGCTCGGAATGTCCTGACTGTGAATCGGAACAAATCTTCTAGGGGTTCTGGCCCCGACGCTCTGCCACCGAACGTCTGTAATTTTTCTCCAGCTGGCCTAACAAGATGAGTGTCCCAACTAGGAACAAGCCCACTAAATAGTGCTGCAATGAGAAGTCTAAAAGCATCTTGCCATCCTTTCTTACTATCTTTAACGACGATGACAGAAGGGTCTTCTTCTAACTCTTCTGGCACCACTGGCAGTCTCTGTATCGATTGACGCTCCACACTGAATCCGACACCTGTCCCATTCATAAGAATAAGTAGGGTTTCGTCAAATACACGAGGATGGTCAACTGCTGTATACGCACAATTGTACGCAGCAATGTTATTTTGTTCTAAAGCAGGGCCAGCAGCCATAAGAGAACGCATAGACGGCATGATCTCTAAGTTTAATACTGCCTTTTCTAGCTTGGCTCTTGGGTAGCTATGCCCTAAATTCTTGTCATAGAAGTCGAACAGTCGGCTGACAGTTTCTTCCCAAGTCTCTCGACGAGACTCTGCAGGATTCCATCGAGCGTAACGGGACAAGTGGATCATCGCTTGATAATCTGTAGGTAATGTTTTCATTGTTAGTTATTTCCATTCATAAATTGATTCATTATAAGCATTCTCCATAAGTCTCATAAAAAGATTTGTCTATAGCAAGGAAGTCAATATCGTCAACCTTACCCAGCTGTTCTAGGTAAGCCTTGTCGTAGATATCTTTCAACACGTCACAAGACAGTGTATGTTTAACCACTGCAGTAGGTTCTACTTCTGCAGCTTTTGGAACTGGTAGGTTGTGGTCGAAATGTTGGTGTCCTTCTCCATCTTGGAAGTTCACAACATACCAACACTGGATAGTAGTGGCAAAGAACACAACAGTAGCAATTGTTATTATGTCCTGCGATATTGCCTTCCACTGGTTGCTTCTAGGTAATTTATTCAGAGCAGGCGGTACGTTTTTAGGTTCTGCAGGTCTGAATAGTTTAGATATTAGATTTTTCATATGGCCTCTCTGGTGCTATAGCAGTTATTGTCTATCGATTCGTTTTGTCGTGAATCGCACCCTTTTCATTTCTTTCTTGGAGTTTTCCCAGATTGCTTCGGGCAGCTTGAGAGAGTGTGAAATCATACTCTCTAGCTATCTGACTCAGTACCCAGATAACATCTCCCACTTCTGAGATCAATGCTGGTACGTCCATCTCCACACCCTTGCGCTTGCATCTAGCGAATTCGTGGATCAGCTCCCCCACCTCTTCAGATAAACCAAGAGGTAGGTAATCAGCACTCTCATAAGTGGCAGTTGTTTTAGCTACTGACTCGTATTGAGTAAATGTGAATGTGTCGGAATTAATCATAGAGTTCTCCTTTCCAGTGTTTGATGTCAAATTGTTGCTCAGGAGATCTTTGCATCCAAAGCAATAGTCCTGAGTTATTCAGTTTGTCGTACCAGTCATCTCCAGCGAACTCTTCGTAAGCACTACAAACAGCGTCATAAAGTTCTGACTTTGTGACAGCATCTCCAAGCAGTTTCTTGGCTGTAGCTGGCCCGACTTTCTTTTTGCCATCTGAATAAAAAGAAATTCCTGGGATATTGTCTACACGATCCCCTGTTAAAAGCTGCAGTGCAAAGTGTCTGTCTGCATCAACAGGATACACCCAGTCGACATCTCGATGGTGGATGTTGTAATGCCATCCTGGGACATTACGCAGATCTTTGTCTATAGTGCACAGGATAACCTCACAGTCTAATTGCTCACCACTTTCTGCAGCTGTCTTGAAGCCTTTATATAGCTCGATAGCTAGCAGATCGTCAGCCTCACAGTTCTCTGAAACTACAACCGGATGGTTCTCTGTGATGCAATCTCTAATGAACTGGTAGTGAATCGGCTTAACTGAGTCCTTACGGTTTGCTTTATACTCTTGGTACTTGGCAGACGTGAGCCGGAAGTTGGTAGAGCCAGAAAGATAGCAGACATAGCTGGACGCACCTGATTGTTGTACAATATTATTTATTGCAACATCAAGCATGCTCTCTACATCTGCTTCACTCTTAGGAGTAATATGAGTCTCTAGACGAGGCTGCATACAACCTTGCAGAGCTAATAGTTCCACAAAGTCGTTAGCTTCTGTCTTGTTTTCAAACTTCTCTAGGACTTCTCCATTGTCGTCTAGGACAGAATGGACGTTGTCTTGGCCAGCAAAACCTATTCTGTAAACTAGTACATCAGCATCAATCAATGCCACTCTATCTCTAAACATACAATACCTCCTTAATTTATTCGAAGTCGTCTAAATCCAAATCGTCATCATCTGAATCGTCGACCCAAGGTGCGTCTTCAGTAGCAGGTGCTTCAGCAAAGTCGAACTCGCTGACATTGCCACCAGACTTATACTCAACTAGCTCAACCACTTGGATAGCCACTAACTCAGCTTTAGTACCCTTGTCACCTTGGAATTCCCAATCATAAGTGCGGTATTGGATATTCACTTTACTACCGTTACCGATAGTGTCTGCATCCAACTCGTTGCCGAACTTATCAAACACCTTGATGCCTTGGTTGGCTTCACCAGAACGACGGTGAGTCGGCTTGGTAAGTAAGATGTATGGAACTTCGTCACCCTTGATGTCCATAGTGCGGACTTTCTGTGCATAACCTTTGTTCTTCCAAGCCTTTGCAACTTTAGGGTCACAAACTGCGTTGATAGACCATTGGGTCTGGTCGCTACGGTACTTCTTCTCAGGACGAGTACCAACTTTTGCCCAATGGGCTTCAACATTTTTTAGTAATGGCATAGTATATTCTCCTTCAGTTAAATATATATAAATTAGTGTATGTCGTACCAATTAAGGCCAGTCTTAGGACTTGAAGACATAGGACAAGCTATCTCTAACTCTTCACCAACTTTGGCGAAACAGTGTGAGAATACTTTAGTCACTTTCTTCTCATCCCTAGGGGAAGCCTCTGATTCGATCTCGTCATGGTATATTAGTAACCACTTAGAGTCGATTCGGTTTTTCTTGATAAGACGGTCTGCCTTGACTAGGGTATACTTCATGAAGATTGCTTCATCACCTTGAAGTTTATAGTTAAGACATTTGTGTTCAGATTCTACGTATATGCGCCGACCATCAACACCTGTGATCCACCCTTCTTTGGACTTTTCTTTGTTCGATCTCCACTCTTCAAGAAGAGCTTCCACCATGCTTTTCAGCTTAGGCCAGCTCGCAAAGAAGTTGTCCTTCAGTCGCTTGCCATCCTTAGCAGTTCCGTCTACTAGAAGTCCGATCTTAGCATCTCCAGCACCGAATAATAGGCCGTAGATAAAGTTTTTGGCTCGACCACGTGCACCAGTAACACGGTCACGGATAGTGTGCCAATCAGGACTGCTATGATCATTTTTAAGTAACCACTCATGGTCGCTCTGGGCAATAAGACCAGTAGACAAACCATTGATAGTATGAACGTCACTTCCCACATAGATGTCTACCTCCGAGTTAGCATCAGGATTATCGCTTTCTTCTATACCGTCTACAACAGTACGGATGTAGCTTTCATCTCCCATCAAACCAGCTAATAGTCGCAACTGACAACCTGCGGCATCTGCTCCAATCAGCAACCTACCTTTGGGGGCAATAAAACACTGACGCATTTCTTTGCCAAACACAGAACGTGTTCCTGGTACATTAGTTAGCTTCTTGTGGGCCATTCGCCCAGTGGCAGCTCCGAGAGTATCGAAGTCACAACGTAAGCGACCGTCTTCACCAAGATTGTTTAACCAACCTTTGCTTGGGTCTTTAGGGTTAGCAAGAGTCTGACGACGATGAACTAGCGTAGCGTGACGACCGATATTCTTACCAATCTCACCTTTAATGCTCGCATAGCTATCTTCAGTCAGCTTTGGGCTAGACTTAACAGGTTGATTATTGTCATCCCGAAGAACCTTGCCAGTGTCTGGACACTTCTTGTGGTTCCATAGGGTAGGAACCCAACCTTGTGTAAACAAGAAAGACTTGATAAGCGCATGCTGCGACAACCTAACAGGTTCGAAGCTAATACGACTATGGGGGCCAGCAATTGTTTTAGAATGCATAGCATCTGTCTGGGAAATCCCAAACCACAGGGCTGTCCACTTGTCGTACTTGCCTGACTTCAGAACTTTAGGGTGACGAGGCTCTCGAGTTGGTTTGATCGGTAAGCCTGCAGCATTAGTTTTAGTTGCAGGAACTTTCTTCCAAACCCCATTCAAAAGCTTGTTAGCTTGCTCCCAAGTACACTTAGGATCCTTGGGGACACAAACCTTAGGGATGAGTGGCTCCACAGATATGCGCAATCTCTCTATCTCTTCGTCTAGGTAGCTTATGTTGTCTTCTAGCTTTTCCATATCGACCAACCAGCCGTTGTACGTCATTTCAGCACAAATCTTAGAAGTCTCGTGTTCAACTTTTATAGCCTGATCAATGCCAGCTTGTTGGTCTCGTTCAAGCATCAGCTTGTGGTACACTTCTACGTTTATGCGAACATCTTCCACGCAACGAGTGACCATGTTATCTTCCCAACGTGTCCACTGCTCTTGGTCAGGTTTCTTTATGCCCATCTTAGCGCCCCAAGCTCCTAAAGAATGTCCAGATAAGTACCCTTTAGGACGGTAGCGTGTAAAGTGTAACAGCTTGGACAACACCAAAGTGTCAACGATCTCACCTTGGAAATGGAAACCAGTAACCTTTCGGATAGCAGGTATGTCAAAACCAATGAAGTTGTGACCGATGACAGTATCGCTTCCAGCAAGGTACTCTACGAAATCATCGATATCGCCAGTAGCTTCATCTGTATGTTCGGAGAATATCTTAACCTCATCTGTGTCGAGATCGTGCGTCACGGCTATCCAGATACGATTCAGCTCATCGAGCAAACCGTTAGTCTCTATATCGCATACAATTCTTCTCATAATGACCTCCGTGAATTGTGGTTAAGTTATATCATAATACAGGGTTTTGACATCTAGTGGCGCATATCGTCTTCAAAACCTTGCAGAATGTTCTGTTCCTTTTGATCTTTCATGATCTCTTGATCTTTCTCGTATTGCTTGTTCTTTCGAGTAACTACAGCTGTAGCCACTACCACTCCTATTGAAGTGAGGAGCAAAGGGATCCAGATAGGGGCAAGAACCCACCACCAAGACCAGCTCAAAACCGCAGTTAGCTTAAGTGTTATAAAAATTAGAGTTAGTAGACCAAAAAATCCACCGAATCTATCCATAATCATGTTATACCTCCAAAAATGGGAATCTTTCTATCATGACTTCATACATAGCAAATATCTCTTCGTCAGATAAAGTGAGCATTGTGTTAGATAACTCGTCACAGTACTGTTGCTCATAGTGGCCTCTCTTTACATTCACTTGCAGAAGCTTAGAGAACTGCAGCTCAATCTCAGCACGAGAAGGTGGAGCTTTTTCTGCGTTTAACTCTTCCATTTCCTGAAGGAAGGCTGTTATCATTGCTTGTTTGTCGAACTTCATTATTTAGGATTCCCAGAGTTCATTAATAGTATCTTCACTGAACCAGCGAAAATTGTTTCGATCAGCCCAATCAGCCATTGTAGTCTTAGTCCCGTCTTTCTTCACTTTTGCCCGAGGCATAGGAGTAGTAGGACGCATGAATAAAAAGATCAGCTCATGTCCTTCAGGTAAGTGATCTCTCACATGTTTGTATTTTGTAGCTTCATTTGTCTCGGCAAAGAAACCCTTAGCTTCGATGAGTATTGTAGTGTCACCTATCTGTGTCTTAAAGTCTGGGTGATACTTTCTCTCAATAACATAAGGAATAGTGTCAGGGTGGTGTTCTGTATCTTTTAAGCACCCTACACGCAACTTCTCTTCCCATTTGCTATCTGATTTTCGTACTGTTTTCTTCCAGTGCCCGTTAAAGCGTCTGCCTGCCATATTAAATCCTTGAAACTTCTCGTTTACGTTCTCTAGTTTTTCGCTTATTGCGAGTCTTATTACGATCTACATCACTGTCAAACTCGTCGTCAAACCTTTTTCTTGGCCTGACTCTTTTCATTTTGTCATCTGTCTTGCGCATGACTTGGTGTTACTCCTCTCAAAAATTAGTGCTGGTGCTCTCCCCTGTTACTATGAATAGCCTACACTCAGGTTAAAGCTCTATGCGGCCAGCGTCCACACTTAAGGAATAGTGTAGGCTAGTATTCAATACCTTTCTTGTTACATATGTGTTCGAACAGTTTAACATTCACTGCTACGTCAGTCTCACAGTACTTGCCCAACAAAGGGGTATACTTCTGAGTTTCCCAATCCGTATCCACAAAGTCGGTCATCTTAGGAAACTTGAAACGGTTTCCCCAAGCTGACAGAGAGTTGGGATATTCTGTACTCAAACCAAGCTTTTTATCTAAAGTGTCAAGCTGTGCGTAAGTGTACAAACCATCGGGAGACCTGTCTGAATTTAGTGCCATCCAACGAGTATCCGATAAAGGGATAGCTCGCAGCTGTTTATTTATATTAGGGCGCAGATGTCCCAGAGCAGGGATATCAAAAGAACGGATATTGTGACCGACTAATCGAGGAGCTTCTAAGATAGCAGCAACGCCATCTTCTAAGGTATCTCCTGAGTAGAGTGCGGTAGCGCCTGTACCAAGGTCGTGCGTGGCTATGCACAGCAACTCCTTAGCTCGCTTGTAAAACATCCCCTCCACCTTGTCAGCGGAGTGCATGGAACACTCTAAGTCCCACATCAACCAACCTTTCATATCTATTTTCATAGGACACCTCCTGCTATAAACTATTTCTTGTTAGGGATACCTTTGCGACTAGAAGCTTTACCCCCTTTAGCGCCTGCAGCTTTCTTTGCTGGCCCCTTGACCATTTTGCCACCGATCTTTCCACCGTCTGAGCGATTCTTAGATGCAGTAGTTACTCGTGTGTTAGACAATTTAGCAGAACCACCTTTGCTCAGGGGTTTCTTATGGTCTACGTCTTTCTTGTCGCCTTTAGCGACTGCTCCACGCTTCTCAGCTGCTCGTCGAGCTACTTTGCGTGCGTTGTGGGCGTCTTGCTTCTGACGATCTGTCATTTTCTTAGGCATTTATTTCACCATTTTTGTGAAGAAGTCTAAATGACTTTCTTCGAAATCTATAATTAAAGCACCTTCACAGTTGCTTCCTATACGGCTTTGGATTTTTCCTCTACCGTCTGCGAGTTCAATCATCGCATTTTCTCTAGTTTCTGATATATCAGTACAGTACAATCGGTACATCCCTGTTGGTAGAGAAAGAACTTCTCCTAATAAGCCTTCCCAAATTAATTCCATTATTCCTCCAAATGAGTGAGCAGTTTTCATATATGATTATATAGACATGCTCAGGTCTCAAGATTTAAACTATTGGTGACTCAGTAGCCACTCTATAGTAGACTAAAGATCACCCCCTTATTACACACCTTTCGATAGCCATAGGCTACCTCCGTCGTAGTCGTCGAGTTTTAGTTTCGGATATTGAAGCAATACCCCAGATAGGCTCTCTTGAGGAAAGCCTATGAAGGGAAACTTCTTATCTTCTGCTAGGGTATAACTTTTATTTCATCGATAACATTGTGCTTCAGACACTCTTCCGGAGTCAGCCAAACGTCACCAAGGTCAGGCAACAAATGCTTCTTGATGTAAGCATCAGTTTTCTTGGTACACTTTTTGTAGTGACGACGGATAAGATTATCTGTCATGTCTTGAGCTTTACGCACGTTCACGAGATCACCGTGTTTACCTGCTGCGCCCCAGCTATAAGTGTGGGACATTGCTGTAGCATTCTCAGACATAACACGCTTAGCACCAGCCATAGTGATGATGAAGCCACAGCTACATACTTGTCCTAATACCAGAGTATTTACTGGGATACGGCTAGTACGCATTGTGTCGATCAAAGCGAAACACGCAGTCAAAGAACCTCCAGGACTATTGATAACGATAGTCAAGTTCTCAAGAGGAGTTTGCTTCATGTTGTGATACGCAATGAAGTTCATGGCTTGTAAGCAAGATTCGTCTGTAACACCTGTCATGAATACAAAGTTACCTGAATCCCAAAGAGGATTGACCCTCTCAAATTGTTGTTCACTCATAAGTAACCTCCTTTATTTGTTGATGTTCTCGATCATCTTCTTGTCGATGGTAAACTTCTCCATCTCTTCGTTATCAGGACACTCGAACATCTTGTCAAGAAGCACTTGCTCAAATACAGTCTGAAGTCCACGTGCACCTGTTTGATTCAAGATAGCTCGTCGAGCAATCTCGGTCAATGCACCTTTCGTGATCTTCAATTGTACATTGTCAAATGCAAGGACGTCAGTGTACTGGTCTACAAGACTATTCTTAGTACTAGTAATGATCTTTACCAAATCCTCTTCATCCAAAGGGTGCAAGACTGTACGTACAGGTAAGCGACCCAGCAATTCAGGGATGATGCCAAACTGTGACAAATCTGCAGTAGAAACTTTAGCATAAGCTTCTTTTGGAGACATAGGAATGTCTTCAGACTTGCCGCCAAGGAAATCTCGAGACATATTAACAGTCTTAGAGGCTACCATGCGGTCTATGCCTGCGAAAGCACCAGCTACGATAAACAGTACGTTAGACGTATCAAAGTTAATGGAACTCTTGCTTGGGCCACTACCGATGTCGACTTTAAATTCTCCACCCTCAATGATCTTCAACAATTGCTCTTGAACTCCTCGTCCTCCAACATCACGCTTACCCCCTGTATCGCGACAAGCAATCTTGTCAATCTCGTCGATAAGGATGATACCTTTCTGAGCTTTGGCAATCTGGTTGTTAGCTTTCAAGTATAGTCGCTCTAGCATGTCTTCGACATCACCACCTACGTAACCAGCTTGTGTCAAAGAGTTAGCGTCCACTACTACGAACGGAACGTCTAACATCTTAGAAATAAGCTCACACATGAATGTCTTACCTGTCCCTGTAGGGCCAAGCATTAACACATTAGACTTTTTGATCGCTTCCTTGCGAGTGTTGGCAAACATCAACCGCTTGTAGTGGTTGTACGCAGCAACAGACAGAACTTTCTTAGGCTGTTCTTGACCGATCACAGACTGGTCAAGGTACTCCTTAATCTCCCTAGGAGTAGGAATACTAGCTTCTGTAACCTTGGCGGCACTGGCTGTCTTTTCCATGGACATCTCCTCTTTTTTCTTCTTAACTTGTAAGCCTACACCTGTTTGGTAAGCATCTAATAAGCTAGCAACATCTCTATCTTCTGTAGGCATGTCGCCGAATATACTAAAGAATAGCTGATCTTGAGCTTCTATGTATTTCCTTTCCTTTTCTTTGTCTTCAAACACAACCTTTCCTTTCGTTAGAAACTCCATAGTAAGTCCTGGAGATTGTGCACCAATAACGTCTGAGATACAAACTTCACAAACACAAGTGCCTTTTAATTCGTATAACCTGAAAATGTGAGGAGCGTTAGTATTTTCTCCACATGTGTAGCAGAAATGATTCGTTGTCATAGTGTATTCTCCTTAATTGTAATTCCTATTGTATCATAATACAGTGTTTTGAATCTTAGTAAAAGAGTCCCTTTTCTCCGTGACCGCAATGGCAGTCTTCGGGGCATCTCTCTATAAACATCTTTAATTCGTTAAAATCCTTGATGCCTTTGACATTCTTCCAGTGGGTATCCCACCCACTTATTCGATAACCATCGATGAAGCCAACCTCATACTTATAACATTCGCAGATACCCAAAGGGGCCGCAAGATTGACTTCCTTAACTAACGGATGTCGTAGTATTGTTTTACACATCTTGAGCCTCCTCTGGTAAAGTATTGTACTAGATAATAAAAAGGGGGTGGCGGCATTTTATTAAGCCATTTGAAATTCATTAGGCTCGTCGTCATCTTCCACATTGATCTTCTCACGATCAACATAATTGAGACGACCAGTAGTAGGGTCAAAAGTATAGCTGCCAGCTGGCCCAGTTTTACCTGTACTACGAGACTTCTTCACCCAAATGTCTGTACGGTTTCGCACTGCTTCTGTTTTAGCATTCATATTACGTGCAAACATAATTACGTCGAATGCTATCTGCTTGATACTCCCAGATCCCTTGAGATCATCCATTGTAGGTACCGCACCTTCTTCGAAAGACTTGCCTTCAGAAGTTTTACGTAGGTGTGACACTACTCCGAACCAAGGTGCATTCTTTTTCTTACACAGACTCAAAAGAGCGTCCATGAAGTCATCGATTGCCTTGTTTGTATTTTCACTACCTGCAGTAGCAAGAGTAATGTGGTCAATGTAGATATATCCGCAACCTATATCGATAAGGTAACGTATCTTCTGCATCAAGTCTTCGCCAACACTTGAGCCTTGGTGGTCAAGCATGACAAAACGGTCTCCACACGATTCTTCTATCCACTTTAGAGATTTCTCTTCTTCTTCCTTGGTTAGCTCTACGTTAGGTAAGTTGACTCGCTTATTGAGGTACAAACTTTGCATGCCCATTAGTATGTCTCGAGTAGATTCCTCTAAAGAAACAATGCCTATCTTTTCTTCAGTTGTAGTCATGATATGGAACATATCCTCCTTGAAGAAAGAAGATTTGCCCAGACCAGTGCCAGCAGCAAACAGAGAGATCTCACCTTTGCGCTTACCGAACCAACCCATGTTCAACTCAGCAGCAAAATCCGGATAAGGTAGAGATTCAACCATATTCTCTTCTGACAGGATATCACGCACACTAGCAGCGGTCACGATATCAGCAGGGGAATACTTCTTGGCATCCCAGAAAGAACGCTTGAACTCTGTATCTTTATCAGAACCTAACATATCGCAGGGATCTTTCTCAGAGAACTCGGCTATGTGGACTAATCCTGGTCGCAGACCTACAGCTATCTTCTTTGCGCAATCCATCCCAGCCTTGTCTTGGTCTAACATTAACACTACTTTCTCGAAGCTCTCAACCCACTCTCGGGTCTTCAGATTCTTAAGTATGTGGTTTGCGTTAGAGCCATTAGGGAGAGATACGATAACAAAACGCTTGTCACGATCTGCAACCTTGCCTGTTAACATTTGTTGTGCTGCTAAAGCGTCTAAGAATCCCTCAGTGATGACCAAGTAACGGCTACCGCCATTAGGCCAGATCTCCATACCTTGAAGATCAATGTCTTGCTTGCCGTAGCCAATGGACTTAAACTCCTTGGTAGCGACTGTTCGTTCTTGAAAGCCCACCAGTTTACCATCCTTGTGAAATGGGTAGTACTGATGTGTCCAGTCGTCTGAATTGACCTTAGCGCCTCTAAGCCCGTACAGTTGCCCAATGGACTTATAAATCCTACGATTTTTATCACCTATGACAGGAAGCTCACAGACATCTTCAAAACTTAAACGGTCATCCATATTCGTCTCCTGATAAGTGTTAGAATTAGTTTTTGGGGAATCGATAGCATGACCCTCAGAGTCACAAAATCGGTTATTGTGGTCACAACCAAAGCAATGGCTGTTGTAAGTGCCGTCTTCAGCTTTGTAAACCCCATTGTTGTCCCTGCTCCCGCATTCGTCACAAGGAAAATTACCTACAGAAATCCCCATATCAGCCTCCTAAAATAACAGTCAGTAAAGAGTATTGCACAAGGAACAAACCTGTCAGTACTGCAGCGGTCAGGGTGTAAGATAATAGTTTCATAGTATGCCTCCTTGTGTGATTCGGGTTGTATCATAATACAGTGTTTTGATTCTTAACAAAGACAACGTCAGGTATATGTGACACTACTTTGACATACATGTTAACGTATTAACTCTGTTAATAAATATCAGAGAAGATAAAGATATATACATATACGCAGAGAGTACTTAAAAGAATACTTTAAAAGTATTTAAAAAAGCAGCTGCCGCAAGACCTGAATCGCAATGTATCTTAATACAGTGTTTTGAATAAAGTAAGCAAGCAGTCCCCGAACCAAGACCCCTACAAGCCCTAGGGCGCATAGAGGTCGGCCATAAAAAATCCCCCTCCCAACACCTAACCCGTGAGGGAAAGATGCTGAGAGGGGGAGTTTTAGAGACACTACATAGGGGTTAGATGGATAGGGTCGAGCAATACAGACTTAGCTCTTGGAAGATCAGACACACCAGCTTCAGCATTAATAGCTTCTACTTCGGCATCAGTTAAAACTCTATTCACTTTCATGGAGCCAGCAATAAGCCAATTCCCGAGCATGTTAGAGTTTGTTTTATAACGGTAGAAACCACCTACAGGTAGTTGATCCGTTATGTGGGCAGACCTAGCTTCAGGAGTCCCGTCCTTCTTTATCCTAGCACGACTGTTAGCTTCTTTCTGCCAATCGACATCTGCTGGAAACTCAACTTCAGCCCACACTTGATCGTTAGGTCGAGTGTCTACTTCTTTGAGTTTGCTATCTGATTTAGAACCTATATGGGTTGCTACAGGTAGATCTCCAGCGTGCCATCCTGGTCGAAAAGCTAACGGGCCTATCTTGGATTTCACCTTCACACTTCCTTCTACCTGCTCCCCCATTATCGCATCTACCCATTCTCCTGTTGCTACTGGAGTCTTGGCATCTACAAAAAGAGGAAACAGCTTTCCGGCTTGCTTAGGATATAAACGAAATAGCTTGTATGCTTTTACAGTCTTAATAGGTGCTTCATTCATCGGATTATTCCTCAATTATTAACATTTCAGTGCAATCGCCTACTACAGACGTAGTGATGATTATATCGAAGTAAGGGTAGTCAGCTGTCAGTTCATCACGCTTAGCAAATACGTGATAGATGTCCCAACCAGCTATCTGTCCAGCTTCAATGGGATTGTGGCTATAATCTCGACCACAATGGTAGTCAACAGGTTCGTCGTTGTAAACATAGATTTCAAAAGGTCGATAGCCTTCTTCCCAGTAAGCGTTAACTTCTTTCTGAGTTAGGGCTAGATCATCCATACACATGATTTTAATAGTCTTCATAGTAATTCCTCAAGTTTAAGTTTGTGCCATCCTTGGCATATTAATTAGCTGAAAAAGTAAGTTGCTTTCAAGACTTCGTTAACATCGAAGTCCCCTTGGTGCACACGTCCAACTTCGGAAGCACGACCTAATTGCTCTTCAACTTTGTCATGAAACTCGTTCAGGTAGTCACGCTCATTGTAGATTCCTACGAATTCTTCGCGGATGATCTCATTGAAGCGTGCTGCTGAATTAGCATCAGTAGCAAAGCTGTCGTGAACAACTAAGAAGTTCTCCATACCTTCAGCTGCAGCAGCCTTTACAGTAAGCTGTAAGTGTGCTGAGTCGAAAGAATGGACAAAGTTAGGAGCGACTGCGTTAGACTGATCTCCACCATCAAGAGTTTGAACGTAACGAGGTACAGTTCGTTGCACACGCACTCCGTCTATCTTGACTTCGATCATCTTTGGTACACTCTTCTTGATCTCTTGTTTGACAGGGAAACCTGTAGGAGTAGTCCAGTAGACGGGCAGGTTCTCTTCAGCTAGCTCTGCAGCTATGTTCTGAAGATATTCCTTACCAACTACAGGTGCACCCACAACTTCACCAATCGCATCCCAGATCAGACTACCGATACGAGTACGAACAGACTTTGCTTCCTTAGCTGTGATCGAAGATTCCTTAAGAACTTCATCAACAGTTTCGTAAACATATGCATTAGAAGAACGCTTAGATACACCGTAAGGTAAGCACATTGTGCTACGCTTGGCAACTTTACGTCCGAATATTGCACCGTCAGTTTCTTCAGAGTACTTCTGAATCAACTTGTTCACACCAGCACTTGAGCGTTCAGCCATAGCTTTGGCTCGCAGCCCTACTTCTTTGTACACATCAGATGGGATTTCGCTATCAACTAGGTTAACAGCTACCGCACCTTCAGGGTCTTTGAACATAGCACTGTAGTGTTGTATGCCGTTACATGAACCGTCGAAAGCAATTGGAATAGAACTCCAAAAACCACCTTCTTCAGACATACTAGCACCAACAACCTTTGCCCATTCCAAACAACCGTTTAGGAACATAAATGGCTTATCCGCTTTCAACCAGAAGTCGGTAGACTTAAAGTCAGTTGCGCAAGCCAAGATCTCAGCAGTATGGTCATGAGTCCACTGGATACGATCAGTAATGCTTAACTTGTCTTCACCATAGTTGTTGGCGATTACGTAAGCAATTTGATCCACAGCTTCATCTGTGTCCACCCAAACTGGGTTAGCAAAGTTCAACAGTCCTTTAGATACGTCAGTACCTTGGGGTGAGAACTGGGTAGATAGAGGGTAGATGCGTCCACGATAATCTGCGTTGTAGACAAAGTAGATAGGAGCGCCAGCATCAACAAACATCTGGGCATCTCGAATCACATTGTCCATCAACAGAGTCTTGGATTTCTCTGCTCGGGCGTGGTCTTGGGACTTCTTACAGACCTTTCTCCACTCCTTCCAAAGTTCTTTGTCATCAAGGTCTTTACCGCCTTCAATGACACCTCTTGCGAACTCCTCCAACTGCTCTTTAGAACTATCAGTCAGTCGACCGTCTTCATCACGCTCAAGCATCTTGCGCAAGTTAAACAGTGTTTCTGCCTCATCTCCTAACAGAGCTTCCCAACCACCCATGTAGGATGGCACACCACCTCCACCAATAGAGATCTCGTTATCATTAACGTACTTAACTGCTTCCAATATGTCACCGTTTACAGTAAACGGAACTGATTGTAGCTCATTAAGTACTTCAATAAGAACGTCGAATCCTTCAGGGTGGTCATAGTACAGTTCTTTAACTTTCTTACGGGACACGCCTTTCAGAATGTGATACTTAGAGTTCAAAGCTTCGTCCCAGTAACCGCCCTTGGTAATACTTCTCCAAGGCATCGGTGGAACGACCATAGGCAGGAATGTCAAAGAATTCTCCGCTAGAAACGTCTCATTCTCTGACAACCACTCACGACCTAAGACTGTCAAGTCTATAAAGCGTTGCTTGTGCTTGCTTGTGTGAGTCTTTTCGTCGTATTCACGAAAGATATCACTAAAGCGTAGCTGTTCGCCCTTGTAACTAACAGGGGATTTGTAGAACAACTGCACAAGAGCTAAACCCATCTTAGCCTTAATGTCGGAATCAAAATCTTTGAATTCCAGACCCTCAGACTCTGACAGAGCTAACATCATATTACGTATCTCTTCCTTGTCCCCAACACGTCCTTGGCGTCTCAGCATGTCCATTACCTTGCGTACATCTTTCGCGTGGTACATGTCCAGTTCGATCTGCTTTAGCGTGTATTCCAGTTCATCTCCTATTTTGAACAGTACATCAGTAGCTGTCTTGCGACGACCATCTGGTACCATTACGTTAGACAACAAACACTTTATAATGATCTTAGCTAAGGAGCGTGGATCGATCATAGTATGGATGTTGTGCTTAATCAACAAACCCTTGCGAGAAACAGTTTCCTGTTCTTCTACGTATTCTTCGAAAGTCTTGACGAATCCTCCGATAGCCTTGCTAGCGAAGTCACGTGCAGTTACTGTCTCAGAGTAGTCATCATTCTCAGTAAGTCTTTCCTCATTGCGGATAAACTTAATGTTTCCTTCAGACTTCATACGCTCGTTGAGTTCGAATTGTAGCAAGTTTAAATATTCGGACATAGATTTCTCCTAGTTGGTCCATTTGGTTTAGTTGAGTTAAGGGTCAGGATTGATAGAAAGCACGACGTTTGTTCTTATTCGCACGTGCTTCTCGACGAGCTGCAGCAACTGGTTTAGAGTTGTATACAGTAGTACTGGTAGCGAACTCTTCACGAACAGAGTTGATTGTAGCGGTTTTCATAGACTTCTTCATATAGTTTTTCATAGTTTATTCCTCAATAATTTTAACGTGATATTTCATGCACTGACAGTATCTTATGACGCCTGCCTGCAGACCAATCTTCAACTTTTCCGTTACGGATAGTGAGTACGTGGTCAATGGTATACGCTATGTAAGAGCGCTGCTTATTCAGTAATCGAACAATGTTATTGGCAGTTAAACCTACTCCGTTGTTCTTTTTCTGAAGAGCCATAGTGCAGACTCTCTTTTCCTTAGCTCCAATCCTTCGGAATGCCAAACTGACTATTCCTGGGAATGTTCCTTCTCTTGGCTTCCTACCTGACAGTTGCATAAGTTCATGCGCAGTCTCATAGGGGATCTTACCAGCTATCGCTACTGCCTTTACGGTACAGTCATTAGTTTCATTCATAGCATTAGCTATATATTCACATTTGACAAAAGTAGTTCTAGCTTTAGGAAGATCTTTGAAACGGTCATACACACTTCTCCATTTCTTTACTTGCATTGCACTTCTCCTAGTTTAACGGGAAACTTCTACAACTTGTAAGACTTTAAACTTCCGACCAACAGACCAGTCTTCTAGCTTACCTTTACAGACAGCAAAAACGTGACCTTTTACGTAAGCTACGTAAGTCTTGGTAGCGTCTAACAAAGGAACAATATTGTTTGGAGTCAGACCCCTCCCACCATTGTTCTTCTTCATCTCCTCCATATCTAAGAACTTCTCAGTTGCTCCAATCAGCATCAGAGTTGCACTTACAGAAGAGTATCTTGCAGGCTTCCGGTTTTCCCTTCCACCCAATTCTCGTAGCAAGCTGTGAGAGGTTTCGTAAGGAATACCTCCTGCCAGAGCTACGGCTATTACTGCACAATCATTATGTTCATTGAACTCCTTTGATACTTCCAAGCATTCTTCATATGTTGTTTGAATTTTCATAGTACGATTCCTATTAGTTCAGTCAGTCTCATCAGAGTGGGTAGACTAATTCCCACTGACGCCCGTAGGCGTTTCGACTAGTGTTGGCTGATATAAAAGAAAGCTCCATCAGAGTAACGTTGAGTGTAATCTCCAACTGGAGGTTTCTCTGTCGCCTTGATGAAGTTCCCATCTACCGATAGTTCACTGTAGTCTCGGTGGATAAAGGTAGCACCCTTATACGCACCGACTTTGAGAACAGCGTCTTGGTCAAAGCGATCAAATGCTAACTCTAACAGAGGACGATAGTACTTATCATCTCGCAGAGTTATCATATAAGATTGCTCACGACCACCTTCCCATACTCCTTCGCAAACATCATTCTTCAGACCTGTGCGCTCTAGGTAGAACTCAAAGTCTTTCCGACGCTTATGAAGCTCTAGCTGGGAAAGATCTGGACGGTCAGTACTGATAATTAGCTTAGTCATAATTTTATTCCTCATTTTCAAGTTCAAGGTTCTTTTCGTGCTCGCAACAATCCTCGCACCAGTAGTCGCCACACATTTCCCAAAGGTACTGTCCGTCCTCTGGTATCGTGTTGCAAACATCACATACCAATATTCTTTGTGTAACTCTGTGTCCCATATCTACACCTATCCTCATTTACTTAGTTAAAAACACTTCTTGATATATTGCTTCGTACAACTCATGTTGGCAAAACGAAGTTGCAATGTCTGCAAATTCTGCCATATGTTCTTTGTACTCAGCATCGATAACGACAAAGTCGAAATACCCATCTTCAGCAGGATAACAATCCTCCCAAGGCCCAGTTACGTAGGCTTCCACAGGTTCTTCAACATTGTACACTTGCACTGTTAACTCAAAGCCACAGTAATCAACTACATAATCCATAGTATTTTCCTCTTAGTTAGATTTAGCATTTGCAATAAGACGCTTAGTAGTACTGTGCGAGTGAGCACGGCCAGAGATATTCCCTAACCAAGTCACAAGCGCTATACCATTGGAGGTCATTCCGCACCAAACGCCTTTATTGCCGTTCTTACCTGCTGACACCCATTGACCAACTTGCAACTTGCTACGTTCTTGGTCGTTAAGTTCCCATACATCTACAGTTTTAGTATACTTCATAATAGTATTCCTTAATTAAAAATTGAGTTTTGCTATTCATAATACAGTGTTTAAAAAACTAAGACATGCTTAAAGCTAAGAGAGTGAAAATGCAAAGTACGACCAAAGCCATACGAAACGAACACGTAAAAATAGCTGAAAAGATGCCACCCACAACTCCGAAGATAACTGTTATTGCTATTAAAAACAATAGTATAGTTAACATAACGGTACTCCTTTTATAGACGACAGTAAGTAATCTTATAGCCAGATTGCTCATAGCTAAACAAGATCTCCTCCAAGACTTCACGAGTGACGTTTCTGTTAGTACCTTCACGATAGCCAATTCCATTGCCATCACTAGATACAAACTCCATGTCACACGTTTCGTCTTCATTCTTAGTTAATTTAAATCCAAACTCTTTCATGTTATTCCCCATGACTAAGTTCAGTAACCCCAGTGTGCTTGCCGAGTATGCGGAACACCTCGTAAGGCATATCTCCAAACATCTCTTTGCCCTCAGCACAATCTAACATATCTTGGGCAGACTCTAGATCACCTAAGCTGATTTCAGCAGCTACGTTAAGCAGATAGTCACTCTTCCAATAAACAGAAGTTTTGTAACTAAGTAGGTTAGACAAAGCCGTAGCTTGTATATCCTTGAACTGCTCTGCCAAGAAAGCTCTGTGTGCTTTTTGATCTTCCCAGACCTGAATAGCATCACCTATATCGTAAGCTTCGTTGATCAACGGTGTCCAATCTCTTTTCCCTGACATTGCAAGATCGAGGTTAACTTCTAGTTCAAATGCGTACTGATCTGCTTTCGGCATGCTCATAGCGCTTCCAGTGGTCAGTGCGTCGATAAGAACAAAGATTTCTTTCGTGATTGCTAGTTTATTCATAATGGTATTCCTTAATTAGTTTTTGATCAGTCTCATCAGTAAGGGTAGATCAATTCCCTTAGACGCCCGTAGGCGTTTCGACTTAAAATCGCAGAGGAAATGGCTTCTTCATAGCTGTGGCAGACTGTAACTCCTCCATATCTTGGATACTAGAGTTAGATCTGTTCACTATCTTTCGTACACGTTGTAACACCTTTAAGTCGACACGATGATTAAGTCGGTGTTCAGAATCTAGAAGAACAGTGATAGCTCCATCAATCATCCAGTAGCGGATTTCTGAGCTTCCTAGTCCTTCACTTTTCCATTCTAATGCACGAATTGCCAACCTGCGGTACTCTTCACTTAATTTAATCATAGATTACTCCTTAATTTTATTAACCGCTTTCATAATGGCGGTAGCTTCGTCTTGAGTTACTTCTGTCAAGGACAGGTTATCGTTATAGTCTTCACCTAACTGGAACCAGCGTCCTTCGAACTTAACACAATCACCAAACTCGACGTCAACCGCAACAGGCTTCTTACGCTCAATGGGAGTAGAGGAAAGCATGACTGTCTTTGGAGAAGCCCAGTGAGTCTTGTGGCCGTTATAAGGGAAATCAATTTGGTTCTGTAAGCACCGCTCGTAAGCTTCGATAGGACACTCGTTATAGTCTAGCGCATAGCTCACTACACTATAGAAGTAGAAAGTCTTCTGCAAACCTGAAGCACTGCGTTTGTAGAAACCTTTTACGTCGATGGTATCGTTAGCCTTAACTTCGATGATCTTCTTAGTAATGTTACGCATAGTAGTATTCCTTTTTTCAGTTAATCTTATAGTAAGTGGGGGGTCTCTGCACGATCGAATTTAGTAATTCCAGTATACTCTCCAAGTATGCGGAACACTTCATCAGGCATGTCCCCGAACTGCTGCCTCCGTAATGAGAAGTCCAACAGATCTTGAGCATACTCGAAATTGCCTTCGACGATCTCCACACCCACTCCAAACATGAAGCTTCTCTTCCATTGATCAGAGGTTTTGTAGCGATGCAGAGCAGACAGTGCCGCAGACTGCATCTTACCGAACCGTTCTTTCGTGATTTCTAATTTATTCATAGTCCAATCCTATCTTTTAAGTTACGCATTTCAGTTGCTTGCTCGATAAACATGATTGCATCATAGCTGCCGGACAAACCTTGGTG